GTGGAGAGGATGAAGAATGAAATTGTCAGAAGGCATGTACCCAGATGGTCGTGTGTTTGATATATATACCGATACCGAGCCAACCGAAGACCAAGACACAATCAACTGGCTAAGGAGCGAGAACGCCTACCTTAGAGGGAAAATTGCGGCATATGAGAAGTTCTTGAAGGACAGAGGCTATATCAAGGAGGAAGAATGAAAAGGTTTAGAGCATGGCATACGAAACTCAATCGCTATCTTGAACTGCATGAGTTCTATATAACGCCAATCGGAGAAGTAGCTGCAGCCTGCTTCACGACGCTTGACGGCGAAGTCATTACCGTAAATAGTATTGAGGATTTCAGTTGTGATGATTTTGAGGAAGGTCTTGTTATCCTTGAAGAAGGTACAGGTATCAAAGATAAGAACGACGAAGAAATATACGATGGGGATATAGTAGAGGAAGATATAGACTTCAATTCAAAAATGACTGATGGGACTTTTAAGTATAGGGTTTATTGGGATGAATGCTGGGCTTTAGACCCTATCGGCAAGGAGAGTATCCATGATGAATTATGGCAAACCAACCTTAGCCGAAGAATCATCGGCAACATCCATGAAGACCAAGTTTTACTTGGTGACACGAATGTCACCAACAAGGAGGAAGAATGAGTAGCCCAGAAGACTCAATCATAGAACAAGAAGTCGAAGACTACTGGTTAAGCCAAGGCGAAGCCGTCTATCGGGAGATGTGCGAAGATGAAGTTTCCTAGGTGGTTGTATGAGGCATTCGCAAAGGTGTTCCTAGGGTGCGCGATAGCGGCGCTGATAGCCCAGGAGCCAACGCTTGCTCTCGCATGTTGCGCCATGAGCGGAGTGCTGAAAATAGAAAGCGAAAAAGAATAGCCCCGTAAGGGGCTTTATTCTTTTCCTATAAGCCTTTGGTTCATCCACTTAGTAGTATATATGCTCGGCGGATTGTCGGACTCTACGAGACCATTGTTCGTCCTCATCTCTCTCCACGTGCCACCAGAGGTTAAGACGTGAGCCTTGCCGCCTGTACGCTCATGCGATTGCCAAACGCTAGACGAGTCTAGCGTCGCGCCTGGGCGATAGTCGGCAGGGAGAATATTCTTGAATGTGATACCCATGCGGAACACATCATCATACAGTCCTTCCTGACCGCCGCCCGTATAATGCGCATCGTTCGTGTAGTGAACGGTCGAGCGGTTAGCATCCTGCCCAGGGGCAAGAGTAAAGGTATAGGTGCCTAGGTCTACATTGGACGCTACCGTGCCGTAGGTGGTGAAGTTCTGGTTGTTGTAACGAGCCAGAATAGGACCGCCGGAATAGCGACGGATGATGATATCTGTAACTATGTTGTTGGCGCAGGAGTTAGGATCGCCCTGGTAGGCCGCTCTCGATATAGAGTCGATAACAGTATGAACGGTGACATTCATATTGTTATGTTCGTCTATATCCACCGTCCATGAGTCGGTAATGCGCACCGTCGTGCGAGAAGAGTTAGCGTTGCTGGCGCATGTTGAATCATTGTAATAATAGCTGTGGGTCGCTGAGCCACTCGCCACATCAGTGGTGTGCCAGTTATCATCAGCTGGCGACACCCCGGTCGTCTCGCCGGGGTATCCGCCCTCTACTATGATGAACTGCGCTCTGTATTGGTAGTTTTTAGCCATCCGATTATCCTATATTTGGGTATTGATCTACTGCTGGGTCGAGCTGCGTGCGGTCTGGATCGGTAGTTGGGTTCATATTCTTCACGCCACGAGCTGGCTTAACGATTACCTGTAACGCATTTAGACGACTAGCGTTCCAGAGCATACGGTTGATTTGGCCAGCTACATCGTCCGGCACCTTTTGTCCATCCAGACTATGGCTCTTGTAATTCGGGAATGAGTCGATGGTGCGGAGGCGGAACTCATGATGAAGGTAAGCATCTTTACCTTTCGGAACTATGAATGTGAACGAGCCTCTCATCGAGGTTGAGCCCCACGGAATGTGCGGAACGATGCTCAGATCATCAACACGCCCATGCGACATCGCCCAGCTTTGCAGGATTGAGGCCTCACGAGCTACGTTCGGCGAGTCACCTTGGACTACCGGTACGACCAGCGAACGGAAGTTCGCGTTCTCAGAGTTGTCAGACTTGACCGCCTGGATGCCGTAGTTCACCGTTACCTCAAGGTCATACTTGCCGAAGTATTGCGGCGCATTCTGAGCTAGGTATAGGTTAATGCGGTCGTTGTACTGACCGTAATACCATGGGAAGTCTGGGTCGTCCGGCACGGAGTCGCGCACATAGTTAATCACAGTCGAGCCGTTTGGCACCACTGGAATGCGGCACTCTTTGATACAACCGCAGTCGTCTTTTATGAGGACATGATAGTAGCCGTCACTGTCTGGCTCCACTTCGCAGTCGCCTGCATCTGGGATATGATACTTGCGCCACATGGCTGGCTTTGGCTTACAGCCCTCACCACAGTCAGTACAGCCTGGGTCAAACACCATAATGTCGCATGAATCGGCATCTTCTACGTCTACGTCTCTTAGGTCGTTCAGGTTAATTAGTTCGCCTAGCTGGTGCCCAGAGATAATATCCTGGCCGCACTCGCCGTTGTAGATGAGATTAGCGCCGGAGAAGTCGGTCGAGAGATGCGTGCATGTTTCGCTTATCTTAGGAATTTTTACTCTATGTAGACAACCATTCATAGTCACGAGCCATGTAGAAGCATCGTATGGGTCTACCTGTATGTCGAAGCCACAAGAGTAGCGAGCCGGTTTGCACTCGTTGCAGCTACAAGGGTTATCATTACATTGGTTGCAATTGCTCATACTATGATTATACCTGTTAGCAGGTGGAGCAACGCAAAATCTAATCGTCTAGAGAGTTGAGCTTGTCTATCACGCTATTGATGATCTGACAAAATTGATCAGGCAGGTCGCGCAACATGACGGGTGTAACTTTTGGAATTTTCATATTTTTATTGTATCAGATAATCTGTTGTAAAATGTAGTTATATGATCGATTCAACTGTGGATCCATTTATCAACGCCTATCGCGACAGCTTAGAGCGTCAACGTGACCTGTCCATGCAAAGCCTTGATAACACTAGGCGCAATGATTTTGCTACGATAATGGCAGGAGCGAACAAAGCCGGTATGCTTTACTCGAACTTTCCACAACGCGACAAGATTAAGTACGACACGCAAAACTATGTGCCGAACCAGGTAAAGATTCAGCAGGGCTACCAGACTGGCCTCCAGAAGTTGCGTGAGAATACTATCAATATGGCTAACCAGCTCAAGACCATCAACGAGGCTATCGCCGAATTGAACGCCGCCTAGGTTTGTGTTATATTATTGGTAATCTAATAGGAGAAAGAGAGATGGAGGAAATCGCCGTCGCCAAGAAGGCAAATCAAATCGTCAAAGAGGTGCTAGCTAAACTTGAGGCCACCCCAACTAAGGAGGCCGACTTCAATAACTTTAAGAATGTTCCCGAGATTTTCAACAACGCATCTGGCATGCTAGAAGGCAATGCCACCAACATTGCGCTATTAAACCTATGGATGACATCGCAGGCCACCAACGCCGTGTTCTTGCTCTGGCGCCGTGGCATCGAGCACGCAGACATTGAAAAGGAATGGCGTGAACTCCCGACAACGGATGAACTTATGGACGCCTATAACGCGCTTCTCGCCGAAGACAGACAAGAGGCGGAGAAGCTCGAAGCTGAACGCCGCGTCTACATGGAAGGCCAGCGCAAGTTAGACATCTTCAAAGCCGTCCTCAACGGCATGACTAAAGAAGAAGCCGAAGCCAAGCAGAAAGAATACCAAGATAGACTCGCTAAGTCGTTAGGAGCCTAGTCTTGGGCCGACTCTGGGTCACGATAAACGGCAAACGCAAGCGCACCGCCGAAGGTATCGCGCATGAATATTCGCAGTTCCAGAGTTCGGAGAAGGCGAAGAAAGACAGGGCGTCACGCAATAGCGCGAGGCGCTCTGCTATTCGTTCTGGCCGCGTAAAAGCCGGGGACAATAAGGAAATCGACCACAAGAACAGTAACCCGCGCGACAACTCGCCGAGCAACTTAAGGGTCGTGTCTAGAGCAACTAACAGAGGCAAGAAGGAAAACTCGCGTCGCAGAGGTAGCCGACGCAATAGAGTAAGATGGGGTTTGTAAATGGATGGGAAAAGGATAGTTTTCAATAGGGCATATGATGACCCTTATCGTGTGCTAGCCGCACATCTGGTGTCGCTATATACGCCGCGCACGCTTCAGCGTGTGCTTACTAATAGCAGTTTCGTTAAGGCAGTCGTCGTGAAAGAGGCTCGGCAGTTAGATATTGGCGGCATCTTCCTCGATTGTATTGACCAGGAGATTATTGATAACGACAAGCTCAGGCAAAAGAATGCTCGCCTAAAGACATTAGGCGAGTTCTATTATAGCCAGCTAGACCTACCCCGCCTGCGTAGCGAAATTCGCAAATTTGCAGACGAGCTAGGCGTAAAGCTAGACTAGAGATACTGATGCGGTTGAACCTCTGCTTCGGTGCTTACCAAGTTCGCTTGCGAACGGAAGGTCTTTGTCTTGACGCGTATCTGGATAGCAGAACATTTGAGGCGCAGATTTAGAAGCGACATGCGATAGATGGCGTTCTCCTCATAGACGTCCTCGAATGGGAATGGCGTTTCTACCGGCTCCGTTACTGTAATCGTATCCCAAACTGGCTGGCGATACCACTTATCATGGCCCCTAAACTGGGTCATATTTTGTTTGTCGCCGTTAATGGAGATAAACCAGTGTCGGTTCGCATTGTTGATGATTTTCACATGGATGCGCTTGACGATGATATCCGCAGCGTTGCCAGGGAGAGACAGATATTTAGTGTCGCGTCGGAACACGATTGGCGTGTCTAGGCGAGCCCAGGTGTCCTCTGCGTATAGGCGCATGATGCATGGGTAGTCAGGGTGAATGCCGACCAGCTCTTCCGTCTCATCATAGCGAGCATCGCAGAATGGAATATCTACATCTTGGAACCACGGATATTGCTGGTAGTTCATCTGCATATCCCAAACTAGAGCCTTAGCCTTGCCGTCAATGCTATCGGTATAGTTGAAGTAAAGCTTGTTAGCGTAGCCCCAAATCTTGCGCGGCTTCGTCATATCCACGCGGTCATAGTGACTGTCTACGGTAGTAGGCAAAGATGACCAGGTAGCGCCCGTGTAGCGGCGCAAGCCTTCTTTCTGGTCGAACGAGTAGATGACGCCCTTATAGTTGACAGCATCCCCCTGTTCCTGCACGCCAGCAGAGTCCATGAATGTCGATACCTGCGAAGGCGTGTTCCCCTCTGGGCCGACACTAGACGCGCTACCATAAGTCGCATAGATCGAGAAGAAAGTCTTACCGATAAACATGATTTGGTCAGAGGCATACTCTACCATAGCCGTGATAGGCGTGAGGCTCGTATCATATGGGCTGCGGTTAGGCGTATAGAAGCGATATGGGAATTGCGTGAAGTTCGGGCCATCCTCGTCGATAGCAGATAGCTGGACAAGGTTCGGGTCGTTGCGGAAGCCTGCTAAATACAGACGGTTGTTATGGAACATAATCAGGCTAGCGCCGATGACTGGGCGGGCATCCACGAACTCGATACTCTCAACAGTCTTGGTGCCGCCCTCGGTCACAGTGTAGGCGACAGTAATGGTCGAGCCCTCGCTAGGAGAGCCGCCATTAAGCGTGATGCCGTAAGTGGCTAGCGATACCTGTGTGTTGTTATACTCCCAGTGACCACCAGTGTAGGTAAACACATAAGTGCCAGAGGTTGAGCCAAGGTCGGAGTTGTACCAAGTCTCATCGTCAATGCTGGCTTTCACGTTGTCGGCTGAGCCAGTCGGGAATGCTTCACTGTTCCATTCGCCAATCTTAAAGCGCTGAAGCGGCGAGTAGCCGTCCACATAATAAACCCATGTTTTCTTCTCAGTGTCGGTTGCCTGAGCGATGTTTAATTGCTTCACGCGCCCGTCTACCTTGATGTTATTCGGGATAGTCTTGTTCATCGCCTTGTCGTAAACAATGACCTCCGCCCCGCTCTCGTTCTTAACGCAGAAGATGTCATAGCGATAGCCATTAAGCGACACGCTACCGCCTGTCTTCATGTTGTCGATACGGTCAACTGGCACCGAGGTGTAGTTGCTGTAGATAAGACCAATAAGCGGACGATTCGGATACGGCTTATAGTCATACTCTTCTTTTACCATCTCGTTCTTGGGCTGAAGCTCGTAGATGCAAGCCTCGTGGTTGCTGAGCCCAGTAGCCGCTATCTCTATCTTGCGACCTGTGTTAAACGGATTGTCGGTGCGCTTCTGGTCTACTTCGTCCCATATCTCCATGCGCACGTAGAGCTTCTTTTTCGGGTTCGCCCTCTGTGGCACGACAGTCATAGAGTGGAGCGTGAAATGCTCAAAGCGGTCTGGTGATACTTTGCATAAGTCAATCGAGGTCTCATAAAGGGGCGCGCCGTCTGGTTTAGCGGAGAAGTAGATAGACAGAATGCCGGTACACTCGCCCGTGTTTTTGAGCGTGATGGTGTTGCCGACCACCTTGCCGTCATATGGGATGGAGAAACGAATCTGTTTGCCCTGCCAGAGTTCTATAGTGGTCTGAATATCCTCTTCTGAGAAATCACTATCATCTTTATATTTCTCTGGGAGGAGGAGGTACTCGACTCCTTGCACGCTCGCCGAGTTCGCGCGTTGCGTGATGAGGTTGTCGGAATTGTATCGTCCGTTGATATAGTACGGGCTTGAGTATGGGCTTGAGTTAATGTCATCCGATGTCGTGTCGAGGCCGAAATTTTGGCTCAGAACGAAGCCATCGTGAATACGACGGCTAGTGCGCGTCTGGCTCTCAGTCGGGGCGTACGAGCCGTTATAGAGCCTATTATTCGCGTAATAAATTGGCACTCGGCCGTGCGGATGCGGATTGTTCTGCCATCGGGTTGACATATTATCTCTCTCCTAATACTATTGGTTCTTCGTTCATCCACCTCTTATTGAGCTGCTGGATAGCTTCTGTGACTTTCTTATTATCGAGGTAAGAGCTGATGTCGGCCGCAAACGCAAAGTCGTCAGCCTCGTGGTACCACATCACCCGCATTACATCTAAGATAAGATTTTCAGCGATAGCAGAGATATCGACCGTGATGGTGTCCGTTAGCTTAGTGACCTGGGCTGGTACGCCATAGGCGATATAGTCGATAATGATCGGCACATCAGATGGGCGGTCGATCACCAAGAAGATGTTGTCGCCTTCCTGTTCGATAGTGTACTCGCACGGCGTACCCTGCTCCTTGAGCTCGATAATGCCGTTCTTCTGGTAGAACTCTACGTTGTCGCGGTTGCAGAGCTTGAGAGGGCACGGCTTACCGCCAGTAGACGTGTAGAGACCTAGGAATGGAAGATTCATGATGCGACGAAAAATCTGCTTGTTACTCTTGTCGTTATTGAGATTCCACTTGTAGTGGCCCTTAGCGTCTAATTGGTAATTGATATGCTTTGAAAAGATGCGCTCCAATTTAGGCACGCGAGGCAACTCGTTGAATGCCCAGTTAAGAGCGTTGATGATAAACTCACTAGGGATATCGACCGTCGAATCACCAATAATGGTGCGGAACTTCGTAGTGAGGTCTTTTACCTGATAAATCACAGGTCCTCCTTTGTCGGGAGGACAACGGTATATTTATGCTTCATGATTCTATTATAAACGGTACAGAGACTAACCCCCTGTTTTTCGCTCATCTCCTTAGCTGTCAGAAGCTCCCCGTCGCACAGTATGCGCATCACGTTCTTCCGCGGAGCATAGCTGTGCTTTCCCGGCCTTCGATTTGCTGCCTGTGCTTGTCTGTCGGCCCATCTACAGTTTTCTGGGCAGTAATCGCCATTAACGTCTATTCTATCAAGCGAATAGCTTTTGTCTGGCCTAGGTCCCATATCTTCCAAAAAGTTCTTGAAACCATTTGGCCCCAGCCACCTATCGCATATTTTTATTCCCCTGCCACCATAGTCTTTGTATTGGTGATGGCTCTTCTGGAATACCCTAGTTTTCATGGCCCCATATGACATGTACTCCGACATATGGGCCATCCTAAGACCTCGCTCTCCCCTACTAAGATAGTTTACATCACCATGTCTGCGCTGCCTTGCGTAATGTTTAATGCATAGCCCCGACGCCTTAGCGGGCGCGCTGCATCCAGCGACGGAGCAGCTCTTCCCCCGGTTAATTGCCCAGTCGTATATTTTGTCTGGGTTATTAATCCTCCATTTCTCATAGCAACGCTCGCACATCCCCCTGTGCTCAGCTTTCGCGTTGCATCCAGCATTCTTGCACTTTTCCATGCAATCATTATAACATAGTGTTTCCACCATACCTCTATTTTACTATATGGCCATACGGTAGCCACCAAAAAGCCCCCAGCGAGGAGGGGGCTTTGATAAGGAAAAACGCTTGTAAAGACTGACTATCTTCTTTTTAGTCTTTACGAGTTGATTATAATACAAACACTGGAGCACGGGACAAGATTTGAACTTGCGAATAAAGGCTTTGCGGACCTCCTCCTTAAACCACTCGGACACCCGTGCATACGGTGCGGTGTGCCGAAGGCAGGAATCGAACCTGCGCGCACCGAGTTGATACCCTTCACGGTGCTCCCCGGTATCCTGGGAACCACTGCGCCTCCGTGGCTCGCTTCGGCATACTTTGCGCCGGTGGTGGGATTTGCACCCACTGCGTTCTTGCGTCCAAGTGCCAATACTCATTTCGGCTTCTCCCGGCAGCATGGCACAGCACAGCCTGTGCCAAGACGGCTCCATGGGTTAATCTGTGCTTTGTGGTTTCGCCCATGCAAAGCCACTTTCAGTATAACATATAACAAAAAGCCGCGGACCCTTCCAACGATCTAGCGGCTTAATCACCTAAAGAGTTTTTCAATAACCTCTTACTAATATTATAACATACTATTGAATGACAACGCCAACCATAGCGGTCATGCTGTCCCCAGCAATGATTAGTCCAGCGGTCAAGACCCCAGTGGACGCGACCCCTCTGATCTGGCCAATCGCCATGTACATTACGCCATCTGCGAACATTGTTCCAGTGGGGACACTAGAAAAATGTACTCCACCTGATACTAATGTCACGTTATCGCCATCTATGACGGCCTGATCGCCAAGATGGTCCATGCCAATAATTTCGACAGTCCCGTTGATTATGTTCTCCTTAAGTGCGTCAACGCTCACTGGATTACCCTTTTCATCTTGAACGGAAATGTATTGGGGGTCAGTGACATTATAAACGCCTGTCCTTTCTCCTTCGGCATATTGAAGCTCGTGCTCAGATGTTGGTACATAGCTAATATTCACTTTAATGCGGAGCTTGCTAGAACTGCCACCACCATTCTCTAGGTAGTCGGCGATGAGTTCCATCTTCTCATCTTCGGTTAATCTTTCATCTCTAATCTTGTTTATATCAATTTCCATACTATTTTTTCCTCCTACTCTAATCATACAGGAGTATAGGCACCGTAACAAAAAACCACCCGAAGGTGGCTCTTTGTTGATTACAAGTGATGGCGCACTTGACAATCACACACATTATTCTGCCTTGATGGGCACTTCTATTGTATCACAGGTCGAATAGTACGGTGGTATTTGTGCCGCCGAAACCATTACTGACACTGGACCAGCTACTCATTATAGACTCCTGCGAGGCTGGGAAATGGACGGTACATCCAGTGACGCCGGTAAGCATATTACTAAGCGCGTCCTCCCTCGATACGGACGCGTCGAAGGACGGGAAGGATAAGGACGTCAAACTACGGCAACTTTCAAAGGCGTGGTACATTGCATTATAAGATGTAATTAGGCGCAATGAAGAGAAATCAACTGAAGTCAGCGCAATACAATATTGGAACGCAGAGTTCAATGCATCACTACCGTTGATAGTTTTGAGGCCAGAGAAATCTACGGAAACTAGATTGCGGCAGGAGCAAAAGCACATTCGCAGTGCGTCGCTGCCAGTTATACTAGTGACTGACGAAAGGTCTAGCTCTGTAAGCCCCTGGCAGTTATAAAAGGCGTATGGAAGCCCAGATAGCCTATTTGAGGCGTCAAATGTTATTCGCGTTACTTCTGGCGGGGTAGTGAACGTAAAACTATCGTTCGACCGGGTGAGTGCACCAGTTTGGCTGACCGATAATGGTATCCCTAAACCGCCACCACCACTAGGGATAGCAGTTATCGCTGCTGGCATCTCGCCTGGTTTATAAGTGTCTGAGGAGCCATTCTTGCCCCTAATAGCATTGGCTATATCGGTTAGTGTGCTATCTAAGACTACTACTGGTGTGCTTGGCATAACTTAGAACTCCGTATTCTCGCCATCAAGGATGGTGACTGTTACTGGCTCAGAGCCGTCGTATTCATACGTGGTGGAGCCGACATTGATCGTGAGAGTCTCGCCACCCCCGAGGTCGTTTATCCTTTCGATTGCCTCGGCGATGAGCTTCTGTTCATTTGTCATGCAACAGCTAGTTGGCGCGTCCCCGCCTCTGGCTAGTATCTCTAGATACTGTTCTGTTTTTGTTGGCATTATTTCTTTCCTTTCCTTTTAGCTTGCGATAGGCGAATAGCTTGGCCCTGCTTAACGGCTTTGGCTTTACTGCGGTAGACCTTACCGCTTGGGCCATATTTATATCCTGACTTCGTTTTAATTATTGGCATATTTATTCCTTTTTATGCTGGTGGCACTACGGTTAAGTGTCCCTGAACGTACAAAGTATATGGATTTGCAGACTCCGGATCTTCGGAAATAAAGAAGCTGAACGGGACGGCAATTTGTTTTGTAGTTGGGAAAGGAGCGCATCCAGAGTAGATTGCGCCGTTGTCCTCAAAAACACCGCTTATCTCCAGATAATCTCTAGAGGTGTCGCCACTGAGCGTAGGAGCGTTATCTATATCGTCTAAGGACGCGCTCATGCTCCATCCAAGAGGAAGCCCATCGAAGATGACCCTCGTACCAGCGTTAAAGGCGCTGACAATTTCCGCAAGCGAAATTGATTCACCAGAGCTTTCGTCCTCAAAGACTGGACTTGGCACCTCTTTTGCTGCTATGTATGAGCCCGACGGGTTCTGGCCAGACTCATCATAGTTAATATTATACCCATTGTAAAAGTCCGTAACATACCAATCGGCGTTCTCGTCATATCCTGTCATTCTTACCCGAAGAATGTTCTCGGAACTCGCCGGAATATTAATTTCCACATCTTCGCTGGCATTGGCTGAGAATGTTCCCAAAGTTGTACCATCTTGTTTCACAGTCAATGTAGCGTCGTTAATGTTAATTCCAAGCTCCTCTAGAGTTTTGTTACCAATAAGCACTACATCATTAATGCTAGGCTTATTAAGTAAGCGCAGATAATCAGTATAGCTAAGAAGCGTTGGAATCCCATCAGATGAGTAGAAATAGGCATTCCCGGTCGCCTCATAGTATAGAAGCACGTTCTTATATTTACCCGGTTCTGGCGGGATTGTAATTTCGTTCCCCATACTCGCAGGAATCTCTACCTTGTGGAAGAGGACGCACTCGCTGGGGTTGTTGATTTGCAGAACGGCTGGACTGGCGTTGCAGTGGCCGTCGCATTTTGGTTTGCCGCAGTTGCAGCCCATGGCTAAAATTCTCCTTTAAGATTCATACTTAAATTATAACAAGCAAAGATGAGCCCCACCAAAAAGCCACCCGTCGGGGTGGCTTGTAGTACACTCCAATCAAGGCGAGAGAGCCGAAGCTCTCTTACGTTAGACTGTTATCTCCCCATCCACAGTTCCATCGCTTGAGTAGTCCTCTATGGCTCTGATTTGGGATGCGTAGTCAGACCATCGGCTAGCCGTCTTGTATGTTTCAAGAAGCGATGATGGAACGTAGATGTACCCTGTTCCATTGGCGATTCCTGAACTTGTGAAGTTGTTTACTAGCGTAGCCTCGATGAGTGTAGGTGTTCGCAGGATGAGAGCCTCCAACGCTGAACAGCCATAGAAACACGTTTGATAGAACATAACATGGCTCGATGTTACCAATGGCTTGTCTGAACTTCCGATGTCAACCTTCTTGAGCGATGAACAATGGTAAAAATAGCCAGACCTAGTCGCGCTCGAAGATGCAACGCTATCTATCGATGGGAGCTTCATTTCTGTTAATGCTAAATTGTAACGGAACATATTACCGCCTAGCAAATGGCACTTAGGCAGGTTGTATGTTCTTGCATTCCACATTTGAAATGCGTAATTGCCAACCGAGGTTGCATTTGGGAAGTATACCGATGAAACCCTATAATAGACAACTTGGTTCATGCTACCTTGCGTTACTGTGGAATCGCCTGACTTGCCAATCATGAAAGCGTAGTCAGGCACAACTTCAATGTCGTTATCGAATAGGTCGGTTGAAGTGCCGTTGATTATGCTCGCCCAGTTATTGCTACTGCCCCCACCGCCACTTATGCTCGCAATTGCGCTCGCCAAGTTCGCCATGTTCTTATTTGCAGGCACAGTCCCGCCCTTGCCGTTTATCTCGTCATATGCGCCGAGAATATACCCATTTAATGCTGATAATTCGCTAGCGATACTCATTGTGCACCACCTCCATTATTTAATGTTTGCAATATTGTTTCGACATTCCCCACTGTGTCCGTGAATAATTTTTGCGTCACCGCGCCGTCTGTGTTCTGCCCTGTGGTCGTGTATAGTGTCGGCACCGATATATCCGCGGTGACATTAGACGACGCATTAGCCGTGAAAGTAGCGACGCTTGCACCGTTCTTCTGAATCGTTAGCGTGGCATTGTTGACGGTCGGAATCGTAGGCGTCCCCGACAGGTCCGAGTAATTGCCAGTCGTTGCAACTGTCGCTAACTCGTCCGCCTCTACGTAGGTACTTGTATTGTCTGCGCCGTCGTTCGTTAGATCACTCGTCTTAGTTGGCACCGTAATATTAGCCGTGGCATTCGTTGACTGGTTGGCGGTAAACGTCTGTACGTCCGCGCCGTTCTTTTGGATGGTAAGCTGGCCGTTATTGACCGTAGGCACAGATGGGATGTCGCTCGTCATAGCTACAGTACCGTTCTTATTCGGGAGAGTATAAGTGTAGTTCCCATGCTGAAGTGAGCCAGTGACCTTTACGTTGGCCGGGAAGGTTGCATTTTGAGAAGTGTCATAAGTATATAAATGTCCAGCGCGAGCCAGCTCACTAGGCATCGTCCAGTTAGTAGTCCCGATAAACCTAATGTCCGATAACGAACATCTGCTGCCGTAACTGCTATTAAACGTTTCGCCCCAGAACTCAAATTCAATTTGTCCAGGTTGGCCTGTTTGAGAATTCATATTTCCACCAAAGTTACCACTATATGGGTATGAGTTCCACCCAGACCAGCCGCCGATATTATGCGTACCTAGGTCTTCCCACGTTTCAGTGCCAGACAAATAGTTCGCGATTGTTCGCCTGCGTATCCTTATCTTAGTATTGGTCGCGCCGTTGGTAGAAAAGTTTATTAGTATCTTCTTCAGTGCAGTATAAATCTTCCCAGACTTTGCCATGGTGCCACAAGCAATTCTTACGCGTCCTCGCATATTCGCGATATTTGAGGCGGTAATTGTCGCACTTTTTCCCGCGCCAATGCCCGGCCCAGTTGTAGTAACCAAGGCTATCTTCTGAGCATCTGTTAAACCATAGTCGGTCCATGTCGTTCCGCCATCAGTTGAATATTTGACCTCGATGCACTCGGCAGGGAGGAAAGCTAGTTTATTATGACCAAACTCATCTGTGCACCCAGCATCATCAGGCGATATGTCGCTAACAAGGTCTTTGCCGCCCCAAATAGTATAAGAATCGCGGACGTATGTTACTGGAATAGATATATTGCTCGTACCGTTAAACGAGGTGGCCGTACCAGTTGCACCACCGCTGATAGCGATTGTCCTTGGAGTGGTGAGTTGGTTAGCCTTGGCAACAGTGCCACTAGAAGTGACGAAGCTTGAATCGTTAGTAAGCTCGCTGGTCTTGGTAGGCACCGTGATGTTAGCCGTGGCATTGGTGCTCTGGTTGGCCGTAAATGTCTGGACATTAGTTCCATTCTTCTGAATAGTTAGGGTGGCATCATTGACCGTAGGTTGAGATGCGCTAATGGTATTATCGGCGGCAATAGTAATATTAGTCCCAGCAGTCAACTTGTCCTGCTTAATCTCGTCGATATTCTCCCAGAAGTGAGTGAGCCCACGCTTGTTGAGGAACTTATCATCCTCGACTGGTGCCGTGACGGTGAGGCTGAAACCATCGTAGCCCATTGTAGCTCCGTTACCCAAGGAAGTTGATGGCGCAATAGTGGCAGTGCCGATAGACACCCCGGCAATTGTGACCGTGCCTGTGACGCTGCCATCCACCTCGGTCGTTGCGATTCCGCCAAATAAGGCATCAAGGGTGCTAGCGGACGGAGTCGCCATCCCGCTAGAATAGTTTATTGTCACCGTTTCGCCCACTGCTATCGTTATAGTGCTTGGGGTAAAAACGACCGTTGTGTCTGGCGCCCTCAGCGGGGCGCCATTGGTAGTTACCATGTTATGCTACTCCCATTATCGCGTCTATTTCCGCGTTAGTTATCTTATCAATTGACCCAGTTGCCACAGTTTGCCAGGTCCCGTCTCCTGCTAGAAACTTCGTGTCATCTCCTGCCGCCGGAGCGGGGACAAGCCCCGCGCCCCCTGCCGCCGACGATGTCGCTCCACTAAAAGCGGAATACGTCGTATCAGTCAGAGCAATTGTAACATTAGATGACGCGTTGGCGGTAAACGTGCCAGCCGATGCGCCATTCTGCGTAACGGTCAACGTAGCATTATTCACGGTAGGAATATTCGGTTTATTAGACAAGTCATTGTACGATCCACTTGTGGCGACCGTAGCAAGCGTGGGTTTGTTTAGGATTTGCGCCACGCCACTTGATGCATTCCAATCCGAGTTGACCTGCGCTGCTGGAATGGTTGGCTTGTTCGACAGGTCGTTATATGACCCGCTAGTCGCAACTGCCGCGAGCTGGTCAGCCTCAACATAGGTGCTCGTGCCATCTGAGCCGTCGTTTGTGAGGTCTGATGTCTTAGTCGGTACAGTCGGCTGAGTCGCGTTGAGAGTGATTTGGCCGTTGCTATACGTGCTCGTCATATTCGTGCCCGCGACGACCTTTGAGAACGTGTTACGAGTAGTGACCGACCATGTACCACCGCTCGCGTTTGTGAGCAGATAAATGAACACCTGATCGCCTTGTTGCGCGTTTGTATGGCTTGAAACGGAGCGGTAATACTGGAACTCAACCTGTGTCGGGTTTTCCGCGTTATTCACATAGGCCATGAACGCTTTGCGAGTCTGCGAGCCCGAGGCTGGGTTGGCCGCGGATGAGGCTCGACAGTAGACGATGCAATGCGCCTGGTAGGCCGCGATGAACTTCGCCCATGCGTTAGACTCGCCATATGACATCTCGACTAGCTCTGGCGTGATTGACGGCTTGTCTGTTAAGTCGTTGTAGCTACCCGAGGTCGCTACTGGCGCAAGCTGGTTCAGCTCAACATAAGTGGACGTGCCAGTGGCGCCATCGTTCGTCAGGTCGCTGGTCTTAGTAGGGATATCCGCCGAAACACCAGAGATGAGGCTGTCTACCTCGGACTGGTTATACGTCTCTGTCTTGTTGTAATAGTTCTGAGCGACGGTGGAGCTAGTAACATAACCAGCGTCGTTGTAGAAGGCCGATACGTTGGTTGGCACAGTGGGGATGTCAGAGAGATTCGCCTTGTTGTTAAGGGCATTAGTAATGACGCGGTTCTCCACAGGGTTAGCAGAGGTAGTAGACAGGGCACTATCGACGGTTATGCTCGGCCCGGTAACGGAGAGTGTACCATCTGGAGTAACTGAGAGGCCCGAGCCGACCTTGATGCCACCTAGTATCTGGCTAGTCGCAATAGGAAGCGTAGTAAGGAAGCCTGAATCGTTCGTGAGCTGAGAGGTTGCCGTCGGGATATCCGCTTCGACACCGCTGATAAGATTATTCACCTCAGTCTGGCTGTAGGTCTCTTGTTTCGTGTAATAGTTGTCGAGTGACGGTACCGTGGCAGAAATGGTGTTGGTCGCCTGGTCTATCGTGATATTCGTACCAGCGATTAGCTTGTCTTGCTTCGCCGCTAAGTCCGACACGTCGGCCTTGTCCGCTAAGAGCGCGTCCGTCTCGGTCTTGTCATAGTAATCGTCTAGCGCATCGTCGTCGAGCTTGCCGTCCAGCAATTCATTGACCTGACTCTTGGTGTAGTACGGCCCTTCCTGACCGATAAAGAGCCAGCCATCGTTCGTCCAGCGGTAATACGTGGTCGCGTCGTTTTCCGTTTCGTCGTCGAGAACCTTTATGACATCATTGATGGTCAGATGGGATGTGTCATATTGCATGAGCTCCTGATACGTTCCGACTATATCCACAACGTCTGAACTGGCGGCTATCGTATCTATCTGCTCCTGCAGGTCATTGTCTGCATCCCTACGGGCTTCTGCTTCTTCCTCGACTAGCTGCGTCACGCCGATATCACTCAGCGTGAGGTCGCCGATTATAGTCACCCCGTTTATAGATGGAAGATGGTTGAGCTTCCTGTAGTCGTTAGAAGACAAGAGCGTAGGTATTCCATCGGACGCAAAAAGATAGGCGTTGCCGGTCGCCTGGTAGACGACCAGCATATTACAAAAGTCCCCATTCTGCGGTGGAGTAATGTCGTCGTTAGCTACGACGGCGGGAATCTCTGCCTTCCTAAAGAATATACAGTTTGGCTTAGTGCAGTTTTGTGGGCATTTTGGCATCGTCACCTCCTACGTCCACCGACCACCCCAATAGCCTTCCACCTTGAGCTCGTATGAAGTATTGACGGTACCATCGACAGAACTGGTGAACACGTCCCTGTAGATACAGATGCTTAACTGCGTCGATACATCTGTCGATGGGCTTGCCGATTCTGGAATGCTAATAGACTGCGGAACATATGATGCTCCCATATATACACTCATTACGGACGACCCGTTGTCGAGCGCAACCGTATACTCAGTATGCGTCGGCATCGTAAGCCCGTCAATCAGTACCGGGTCAAAAGCTGACTCCCAGGCTGCATAGCCATAGCCGAGAGGCACATCGTTGAACACGACTTTTGTCCCAGCCTCTAGCAAATTGAATACTTCCTCTATCGAGAGAACATCGCCAGTCGATTCGTTTGTGAACGAAACACTTTCGGCGTAAGGATTATAGGTGCGAACATAGATATCTGCCCCAGCATCTTCATCATGAACGATAATCTGCTTGATCTGGCCGTAATAGTTGTGCGACGAGTCGGTAGGATAGTGGGGGACCAAATAAACCGTCTCGTCTCCACCGCCGTTGCCGAAGTTGAAGATTTGATAATTACCGGTCTTGTTGTAGTAGGCGCCACGATTGTTGGCGAAGTCGATTAGGAACTGGCTACGCAAATCTAGTGAATTAGTCGCTAAGTCGTAATTATCGTACTCGACTGGGCCAGCCCAGGTAATGATTGGGCGATGCTTGTCGTCAATGTAAAAAGTTGTATTGATATCAGACACATGCACGAACGTGTCGCATAGGTCCTTCAGGCTGTCGGCGTGCTCGACTACCACTGACGGAATGACGGCAGCATGTGGGCACTCCGGCTGACGTTGGCGAATGGCGCCACAGACAGACGGGCCGTATTCTCGGCACTGGCATCCTTTTGGTTTGCCACAGCATTGACCTTTGCAGTAGGCCATCGGGCGGCCACACTGCGTGCATGGGGTGTAAGTTTCATCGTTGTTCATGTCTTAATTATAACTGCATCCGTATATAACCATCAAAAAACTAGGCCGTAGGACAGGTGGCGCAAAAGCCAAACAAACGAAATCATTATTTTTATTTTTGTGAAAGTGAGAGGTATCTTCCGATGTTCTTAAGGCGCCACCTATTCTACAGCCTAGTAATGTGCTAACTATTTCTTGGCGATGTTCTGGGCAATCGTAATATAGCCAGATGTGGCCAAGCCGAATACCATACCAACCAGGAAGTTGGCACCGAACACGAGACTGCCAGCACCGCCGATAAGGGCCGCTACGACAATTGTGGCTGCCGCTCGCCAGTCCTTATCAAACAGTCTCTTTAACAGCTCTACGCCGCCAGCCACGAGGCCAGTTAATACTACAGTTGCTAGTGAGGACAATCCGAGGATTTCCATTTTATTCTCCTTGTTTCTTCGTTATTAATTCAATTACGTGCTTGATGAAATCGACAATCTTCTGCAAGATACCAACCGTTGGGTCTTCTGGAGTCGGCTCTGGCTCTGGGGCTGGTTCTGGCTTGGGTTCTGGCTTGGGCTCTGGTGCCGGAATAGGCGCAGGAACAGCCAGCTCGCTCATCTTAAAACCGTTATTGAGCTTCTTGTCGCGGCTCCACTCGGTACGTCCATATTCTACGCCCTTCCAGGTAGTGGTCTGAACGATGCTTATGCTCGTGCCTTTCTTGTAAGTAGACACAATGGCGCCAGTAACGACGTTGTATAGGCTCGCCTCTTTCGTCGTCTCATAAGTCGTCGCCTTGATATCTTTCCATGTCGGGGCTGTCGGCTCCACTGGTTTTGGCGGGTAGTTGATGGCGTTAGCCTTGTCGGCGATATACTGAAGCTTCGGGTAAAGATATGGCCCAGGGCACGCTGTAGCCGCGCCGTACCAGTCCTTGTGGCCAGATAGGGTCGGATAATCAGCCTTCGGGTCTATCTTGAGCTTGCCGAGGTTGTTTCTCCTCGCGAGATCAGCGACTAGCTTGATAAGCGTATTTAGGGACTCGTCGGACACCTTATAATCTGGAGCGAGCGTTGAGTTCACCGTCTCGATACCGATAGTGGCGTGATTGCCATAGTAGTTGCCGCAGTGCCAGGCGGTGTCGGCCTCGCTCACGTGCTGGTGAATCTCTTTACCGCTTACCGTGTAGTGCGCAGAGGCTCGGCGGGACGGATTGGCAAAGGTGGCGTCTACCGCAGATATGTTAGTAGTGACGGCGTGGTGGATTACTATGCCCTTAATTTTATATCCGGCACGCCCAACCTCGTAGTTGGCCTTATTCGCCCATGCCTTTTTGGTTACTAAGCTGCTCTCGCTCATTTCTTTGTCTCCTCCGGAGAGATGCCTGGGCCCATGGTTTTGAGCTCATTAAGGAGATCAATTTTTTGATCTCTCTTCATTAAGGCGAGTGCAATTCTGCCTTTGAGGCTACTCATTTTTCCTCCTTCATTATGCTATCATTATAACAGTATGAGCGAAGAGAATGAGATATTCGACCACAAGACGGCCTCGATAGCCGACGATATCAGACTTGTTAGTGAGCTGGAGCACATAAGAGCACATGCTTTACGCTCGGCTGTAGTTGCCGAGGGCACAGACGAAGAGATGTTTTACCTCTTAACGGCCCAACGAGCTAAGGAACTACGTCGCCAGTACATGCAAGACCATTACCCCAACATAGACAGCAAGCTCTGGTGCCTGTGTAAGAGCGCCGCCTGTCTGCGCCAAGTAGCATATGAGGTATGGGGAGAGAAGGCGGAGTTCTTAAAACAGATAGACGAACTCGTTGATGATATCTGGGGGAAGGCTGTCGACGAAGACCTCAGCGGATGTGAGGCTTGCAAGCAGGATGGCGCTGATGATACAATAGACGAGTAGTAGTATTAGTAGCTCTGTGCGTAAAAGCGCAGAACAAAAAAAGAGCCCCCGTTGAGAGAGGGCTCTTTTTTATGCCCAGAGGCGACGGTGCTCTGGATTGTAGATATCTTGAGCAGCGTCCATATTCTCCTCAAATGCCTTTTGCCATTCTTTTCGCATCTTGCGAGTGAACGAATCGGCCGGAGCATTTTTGTCGTTAATGTTGCCATTATCATATTGCCCAAGGCTATCGAGCAAATCTGCAAATATCTTATTTTCCATGAAGCGGTTTCTGGTGGCATAGTCGTGGACAATGTCTATGCGTTTATTCGGATCGTCCTCATCTGACCATAGATTCATCATTTCTGAGAACTGCTGGCGGCCGTTTATGAAGTTTTGGTACTGGTCAGAAGAGACCTCTCCTATGCGACTCTTCCATAGGAATTTAGTGCCAGAGTCGGCCATCTTTCTTTGGGCTTCGCCCGGCTGTGTGCTGAACTCTCGCGTTGGCATGCGCCCAGCTGGATTTCTCGGCTTATCTATATTTGGCCCATAAAAAAGGTTGCTCTTATCCGCTGTGGTTTTCGTATCGGCAGGAGTAGGACTCGCCATACCGCTCGCAATATTCCTAGCCGCTCTCAGATTTCCGATAAACGTATCCTGAATGGCCATCTTATTAATTATCCATATTTACTGCTAATACCGTGCTTGACTGTGGCTTGAATATTTTTTGACCAGTTATCGTGCTGTCCGTAACAGGTTCACCATTTTCGCCAACGTAGTATTGAAGACCTACGGTGTACTGGTGCCCCTCTGGAATGATTACGAAGCCAGTATTTTGAACGCGCATAATGTTGTCCGTATGTAGACCGAGCATTAAGAAGGTCGCCTTATGTGATGCGTCTGCGTATTTCATGATGTTGGCGCCTACGCCGTTCTCGATATAGCCAGCACGAACCTGTCTCTCCGGTACCGTAATGGCGGTGTTGTTGACCGCTAGCCCGATAACATTATCGTTGTTAGCGTTCGGGAATATCTTAGCAGACGGAACGCGAACTGGGGTACGCTTGATAGTGCCGGTCGCATCGTCAGTCACGTCACGTTCTGCCAGAAAATAGTCCGGCAGAGTAGCGAGAGAATCGACTGCTATGTCGCCGATATTCACTGTTTCTACTTTGTTGTTGCAACTCATTTTATCCTTTCCTTAATTAACCAAAGATTTCATCTTGAGCTTTGTCTATGTCTAAGCCGTGGCCATAAATACCATGGCTCTTATCCAGAGTCGTAGCCGCGCCTGCGCTACTGATGACGGCACCAGTGTCAGAGTACAGATTGATATTTCCGAGCATGATTTTAGCATCATTCGGAACGCCGTTCGGAAGAGCCCACCTGTTATACATCTCATTGACCTTATTAGTAAGACTGGTAACGGCCGCCTGTAGGTTGCTGATGGCGGTATTAGTATTGGTGACGAAGTTCTGAAGGTTGAACGCATACCACTTGCCGTTGTTATACATATAGACATCGCCATTGGTAGGCGCGGTCTCTTGGTCTACGTCTTTCAGCTTCGTCATCGAGATGATACGAGAAAGGTCGTCGCCATGAATGCAGTCAGACTGACCATCTTCCCGCTCAAACTCTAAGCAGTTCGGGTTCTCGGCCGGAGAGAGATGAAGCGTGGTGACGGTTTCAGCTGCTTTTACGATGCTGGTCAAATCTAGGCAGTCGCCGCCCCACGAAGTTTCGAGGCAGAGTCCAGCTGGGTTCTCTGGGTCAAGATGGAAGTCGGTATAGGCGTTGATGCAGTTAGCGTCTGTCTTGCAGCACTCGCCGTGATTGAACTCGTCTATACTCGTCATTATGGGTTCTCCTTCACGATTAATAGTTCATGCGTGTTCGGATCGACATATAAGCGCCAGACCTTACCATCGCTGTCGACCGGGGCAGATGCGGCTACTGTCGGCTGTTTCCATGAGGCCTTGTTCTGGCCAGCCCAGGTAAGATAGTAGAATTGGCTACTGTTTGCTGGCGGCATCAGGCTCTTCACTTCGCCATCAGCATCGGAGCCCATGATGTAGTCGAGCGAGCTATCACCAGCCTCTGATGGGTCTAAGCCTATCCATCCATTCTTACCGTCGCAGTTTTCACTACAGTCGGCGTCTTTCTTGTAGACGAGAATGGCGTTGTCTTTGATAGTGGTGGCGTCGACGTCACCGATGTCGGCCAGATGGAGCATCCCGCCTAGCGTTGAAGCGGAAATAGTGTTAGTATGCCTCTCAGCATTATAGACAAGGTTGCGTTCGGTCATGTCTACCAATAGGGTCGTATCGGTTTCGCCAGCCTTTACAACGCTGTCGAAGTCGTACCAAATCGACTGACCGCCGAAGTTGAAGCGCAGATTAGTCGGGTTTGTGCTATCCGCCTCGATAGATGGGATAGAACGCGGGCATGCGCATGGCTCATCGCAGCACTTTTTCTCGCAGCCACAAGAGCCGCAGTGGTCGCATCCACCGCAGGATTGGCAAAGCCCGAAACCGCAGGAGTTACATAGAAATGGGTTCATAACTCAATTATAATAGACTTCTCTTATACGCAAGTAAAATTAGTTAGCATAGGCCACGACGCGGCTAATAAGGTCATAGTCGTATTCCGATGCCATGTTCTTGCCGTCATCTACTTGCTTCTTAGCTTGCTTAGCCACGCCGATAGCGTTCCGAATGTCACCTTTGTCGGATAATACGCGCACGCGCATAACCATCTGGCTGATAGCGGGGTCGCTCTTGTCGAAGCGCCCATCTAGGTCTTTGCCTAGCAGGTCTCCATAGGCCGAGCGCACGTATGAAGCGGTGTATCCGCTCATAGAGCCAACGCCTAGCGCATACTTATCGAGCTCACGTAGCGCGTCTTTACAGTTGAGCAATTCATCTGGGCTTGAGAAGCGAATGATGGTCTCGACTGCCGGGAGGAACCTCTCTTCCATATACTGTTTCGAGGCCAAATCTGCGCGTCCTGGCTCGCCTTTTACCTTGAGTGCTATAACTGCCTCCTTGGCTCGCTTGAAGGCCTGTGCAAGCCCGTTGGCGGGCACGCCGTCGCCACTAATGACCGCCTTGGTGGTGGCTAGGACCACAGGAGAGCTCCCGCGTGGGCGGCGCCTCCTGGATTCGTCTCGCATTTTGTTTACATCTTGCTTATACATGTCAACGAAATCGGCCGTTTCGCTTACATCTTCTTCAGCGGGAGATGCGCCTCTCTGCTCCGGGGGCAACACCCCGAAGCTTTCATAGACCCGCTGCACTACGTTATCGCTTGAATTATTCATTTGGGAATACCTCCGGATTTAATAAGTTTTCGTAGTTCTTTTCAACGTAACCCGTATTGACTCCGTATAGGCTCTTAATGTAGGGCCGTACGAATGCCTTGTCCACTTGCGCATTATTCGCAAGCGACGGGACGTATCTACCTTTCTTCGTCCTCTTGAAGCTCGATGGCACGAAGAACCACTCTTCAAGGTAATCTAGTACCGAGCTATTGTTGAGCACATTCTCCGCTCCATACTCTTTAATGTACGGGTCAATGGCCTTCACTACTTTTGCATCGAAGTCGGCGCCAATCCGATCATACGAATCATAGTCTTTTTTCGCCTTGGCGGCGGAGCGCGCATCGTATGCAGCGGAGCGGGCGTCCTTCAGGTCGCTAGTCACGCCCTCTATGAGATTGCGTAGGCCAACCTGATGTTTCATACCCTGCCCCCATATCGTGTTGTAATAGGCCCTCTCTCCGTATGGCGACGAGTAATGCCACACCCCACTAGAATCTTTATAAACATTCTGCGTCTGATTGTAGTACTTATCTAGGACCGGGGCTGCCCAAGCGGCCGCCTCATTGCCCGCCTGTTGTTTGGCGAGATTTTGATGGTACGCACCGACAGAACCAGATTCGTAGACCGTGTCGTCATCATAAAGATTGAACAGATAATAGACCTGCATTGCCTGCGATTCTTCTAGGCCGCCGGTGATTTCGTATGCGTTAAGGTACTGGTCAACAAAGTTGCTTACCTTCATCGCGTAGTCGTCTTTGACCTTCTGATATTCTTTCTTGAGACTAATAGCCTCAGTTGCATCAGCCGCGGCGATGTCGTCATTGATTTTCTGCAGCCTGTTTACTACCTTCACTCTATCCTTCTTGAGCTGCTCTATCCCCCTATAAAATTGGCTCTTCACATTCGTGCTGTCGGTACCGGTCATTGACTTAAACACTGCCTCGACAAAATCTTTTCCACCCTGCTCGTCTTTTGCCGCCCCAGCAAGTTTATCGAGCGTGTTGAGAACATACTTGCCGACACTGCCTCCGAAGTTTTCTACGGTCTGCTGTAGCATCCATTGTGGTATGCCAGTAGCGTCTGCGACTTTTCTCAGAATCTTAGAGTTCGCACTCACGGTCGTGTAGTCGCCAGCGCTCTCTGCTACTTGTCCGCGCTCAGCCAAACTAGCGTCGGTTACAGCGTTGCTAGTGCCGTAATAAAGATTGTATCCAGTAATCGTTTGTATGAGCTCCGTCACTAGGCTTGGGGCTCCCTGAGAGGCGAGTTTCTCCATGCCCCTGCGGACGTTCAAGCCGTCACCTTCAGTGAAGCCATCGAAGTCGAGCGGCAAAAACTCAAGCATCGTATCAGTAAAGATACTAGCGAACGTCCCTGGGTCAACATTGTTTAACGTCTCAATTGTTCTCCGCCATGGCGTAACCAGCGATGACAGCGATTCGTCTAACGGAATCGTTACCAAGGTGTCGCCGTCTAGCGAGAATACAATACTATTCTTCCGGTCATAGTCGGAAAGGTTGTAATATGCGCGCCTTGTTTCTTCTTTCTTCAAAGTCTCTGCGAGTGTCATAACATATGCATAGGAGAACAATGCAGCGCGAGCGGCTACTCCGGCTGGATCTTTGAGGAACGCATTATTAGCACTCTCGATGTTTGCAAAGTTCTGTTGGAAATACGGTACATATCTCGCCATATATCCAACGGCAGTTCCTCTGCGTGAGAAGTTGGTCGTGTTCTCCATACCGGCATTAATGCCAGCGTCATAGGCCTTACGCAGTCTCTCCTCAAACGATGTCGACGTGTATTTTGCATTCTTAAACTCGCGTGCATATGCGCTTTCTGCCATTCTGCGGCGAGTATACATTTCCGCGACGTTCATCGGCGTTTCTAGCGCGTGACCAATGCGACCGTGTGATACGTCCCATATAACTCTTGAGACGGCATTCTTCCCCTCTTGGCGCGTTTCTCGAACCATATCTTGCAGGCCTCGCTCGGTCCTGTTTTCTATAGCGGCATTTAGGGTCTCGCCTTGTGCGACCTTAATCGCTAGCTCGATAGACTCCATCGCCTTAGCTTTCTGCTCGGCGGTGAGCCCCTCTGCGTCTAGAATCTCAGCGAATAACTTGCGTGCGCCAGCGTAGTCCGTGCCTCCGCTCATAATATCGCCACGCAGAGTATCGCGAAGAAGGTTTGGAATCGCGCGCGTCACATCTATTGCCGTGGTCGCATATCTCTTCAGTTTCGCGGCGCCCTCGAACGTCTTTTGAAGGAAATTTCTATCAGCCACATTCTCGCTGCGCACGCACATCTCGTAAATTGGCTTCGCAAGCGGGCCGTCGATGTATGCGGTTTTCTCCTCGCCATTCTCGAAGTAGGTGATTGGATAGCCGACATTTCTAGCGAACGCCTCTTCGGCGACCTGTTTTGCGGTAATATCGCCAGACTCGGCCGCCCTTCTGCGGAACTCACCCAAGACTCTCGCATAGACGTCCCGTTTCTGCTCGTTGTTCAGCCCGGGGAAGTTCTTGTTCATCGAGCGCTTTAACTCTATCTCTAGGCCAGTTACCTGTTTCTCAAATACGGCGTCGGACACCTCTTGGTCGGTAGGTCTGGCAAGAGATGCCCTATCTTTAAGTCCTTCCAAATAAGTAACCAAGCCATCCATATCGCCTTGCTCGATAAAGGCATCAATTTTGGCCTGGCTCACGCGGACTCCGGTAGTATAGCCGAACTTACCATAAGTATCGTCGTAGTATTTCTTAAGCGCGTCAATACGTTTATTAACCTCCGCCCGGATGGCATCTCCTGGCGTAACCGAAAGGCCTGCGATGTCTACGTTAGTGTCGTCTAGGCGATATTGTGGGCTTGTGTCCCCCACATATATGTCGAGGTACTCCACGCCGTCGCTAGAGGTTTCGCCCGTCCTAACGGAAACTGCGTCTGTGATTGGCGGAAGAACCATAGCGCCACCATTGTTGTAGCCCCTATCTACGTTGCCAAAATAGAACACACCTTGCCCAGCGGGGAGATGATAGCGCAAGATGTAATTATCGCCTTCTCCAAAGAAGCTCTTGGCAGCCTCTTCGCTAAGGGTAGCAAACTGGAACGATTCGTCATTGTACTCCCCAGTGTCCATCCACGAGAAATCCCCGGATGTGTTGACGTGGTTGCCTTTCTTGCTCACGCCTTTGTATAGCGTCCTTGGCTCATTGAGGGTGTAGTTCCCATTGCGCAGCAGATCGGCAATATCGCTTCTGAACCCACTATCGTCCACGTCTATGCTGTCCTGATAACTATGCAACTCATCTATACTATCAATACCGAACTTACGGAGAATTCTGCCATCTAGCATCTCTTCATCTCCGAAATTCTGTATAACAACGTCAACCATAGTATTAATGTTCCCTTGCCCCCCCTCTGCAAACGCCCCGCGCCTTATATCCCCATTGAACCAGTCTATGTCGCCGCCCGGGCGTATTGGCATCAATACGAATGCCTCTGCTGGGCTACCTACTAGACTCCTAGGCGTCAACTGATCCCGCCCGAACGCGAGATATCCATCATAATTAAAGTTTTTGCCCTTGCCCGCGGTTCTCGTGACGTACTGGCTGTTATCTGTTGTCTCAATTTTCATGCGCTCAGCAGTGTTGGCCGCCTGCGCCTTTTCCGCGCTCGTTCTAACCCTGTTAAGCTCGTCGACGAGTTCTTCGTGTGTTCCGCCAACCTTTCCATACAGAATTTTGTCCTTCTCGTCGGAAAACTCAAGTTCAGTAGGGGCTTCTCTCTTGACCTTGCCAAGTTTGCCTAGGCGCTTATCGATCTTCTGCTCCATGTGGCTGATAATATCGCTATGCTTGTAGATGTTGCCGTCTTCAGTCCTTATAATCTCATTATCTGCGTCTGTGCGGTACGTACGCATGCCAGGAATTTCCGTAGCTGCGATGACGGCCATGTTCCTCTCATTGACAGCAATATTGCGGGCGGTATAGTTCACATAAGTTAGCGTATTGAGAGCCGGGTTTTCTAGATTATCAATATCCCAGAACTCGCCTCTATCCCAAGTGCGGTCAAGATTACGCTCTTGCGGGATAATGTAATGACCATTCTTATTCCTCTTCTTGAGATACATCGGAATGTATCCCTGCTCTTGGAACCCCGTAGCGCTGCGCTTGGTCTGGATATTCTCTTCCGTCTGGATGCCAGCGCCTATGGCACTCTCGTTCGTCTTATTTATCACGTTGCGCATCGTATCCATCAGCTCGTCGAGCTGCGCCGCTCTGGCCGGGTCAACGGCATCAACATATCTAGAGTAGAACGCATTGGCAGCATCTATCTGCTTCTTGTCGCCCTTGGCTGCCTCGGTGTAACGGATGAGCTCGTTTTTTGCCTTCAGATAATCTATGTCAGTCTTCGACAGATTGCCAAAATAGTTAGCCACTTCGGAGTATTTTTGTTTAAAAGCGTTGAGAGCGTCGCCGGTGCCTTTAGCCCACCTGTCTGTCATTAGCTCGTTAGCAGTTATTCTAGTCAAAGTGCGTAGGTTGTTTGAGGTGCTGTTCATCAGCTTATTAAATAAATCAACGTCACCGCCAGATGCGGCGTAAGCGGCTCTCGCCAAGGCTGTCCCGGCAGCGTTCTCGTCAAATACCGTTTCTTGGAACTTGCGATACATTTCATTTTCGGACGCCCTGGACTCAATCTCGGCCAACTTGGCGCCGAACCTCTGGCTCCTTGAGCCTATCCATTGCTTCTTCGCATCGGCGTATTCCACTTCCGCCTTCGTCAGCGCGTTTTTCGCGGCCACGACATCACTCTCTAGCTTGGAAATTTCTTTCTTAGTCGCCTTTGATGCTTCCGCTTCTTTTACAGCGCTAACCGCCTCGCCGTACTTGGTCCTAGCTTCGGCAACCCCACGTGCGCGTGGTTCGATATTCTGCAGCCTGATAGCATCGGATGTTGTCTGCATGTCTAGCATGCCCTGCGGGCCATACTGGAAAATTATATCCATAACTAGGTCTTGACCTAGAGCATCCTTCATATATTGTGCGGCCTCATCTTCGCTGTCGATTTCGCCAGCCATGATGGCGGTACCGAGTTTGGCTGCGTCAAAAAGTGCATCGCTGGCGAAATTAATAGTAAGCTCTCCGAGCGTATAGGCCATGAACTGCCCAGCACCTCTTGCAAGCAATCTGAAAGATAGACCAGTGGTCTCACTTCCGAAGCCTCTGATAACATTGGCTAGCATGGAATTCTTCAGACTCCCAAGGTTTATTGCCGTTCGATATCCAATTATGTCTCCGGCCCTACTCGTGATGGCCGACCATGAAGACTCTATCATCTTCTTGCCAGCCCTTTCGAGCGCTTCGTTGCCGCTTGAGACTAGCGATTTGCCTATTCCCCTAGTGGCGGCTCCAGTCAGCGGTCTAACAATCTTCTGCTCAAGCCCCTGCATTATCTTCTGAGACACAAAAACATCGAACGCAGCCCCCGCAAATGACCCGAAATTCTTGGCGACCTCTTCTGGCTCTAGGTAATCCTGGTTTGCGATTAGGATGTCATCTACCTCGCCCTGCGACGCAAAGCTAGCCGCTCCGTCCACGAGGCTGTCTAGTCCCCTAATGATGCCTGAGCTCCTGAAGAGGGTTACGAAGAAATCCTGGTCAAGCATTTCAGCATATTTTTTACGCTCTTCACTAGCCTTCCCCTCCTTAACGTCAGCATCGGACGCACTAAACAACAGGTTGTACTCTGACAGGATGTAGGCTTTGTTGTCGTCCGAGATAGAGTTGTCATTCAGCATGTCGCCAAGACTTTCAACATAGTCATCTCGCTCGTACTTATCCTTCATGTTATAGACATGATCAAGTACGTCCTTCGCGTTGGACTCGACAATTTCGCCGTTTCGATATACCTTGACGGGCCAGTCTTTCTTGTCTGCATCCGCTAGCATGGCGCCAATTTCATTTCTAGCCGCGTCCATAATCGCCTCTGCGCTCGCATTAGGCAGCCTACTCTTGTATCCAGCAACACGATTTACCTCAAACCGATACTGGTTCAGAGCACTGCTTAAACGCTGCTTGAACTCTCCAAGATAGTCGTCGACATGCGTATCGTCCTTCGTCAGTCCGGCATAATCTGACGAGATGGAATTAATGATGTCATTGTATTCCTTCGTATTCGCAAAAGCTCTATTTATATCGACGTGTAGGACTCCGTCGTCACTGAAATATACATTTGGCTCGGTGTCGTCATCTAGATTAAATAAGCTTGATATCTTAGCTCCAGATTCCGCTACGTTAATGTCATTGCCAACCTTTGAGTAATCGGGCATAAACACCATATTGCCGTCTTTGTCCTCGCTCCACTCTCCAGCGATTGTAGTGTTCTTGCTGACCATATCATTGTATTCACGCAGGGCCTCCTGATACTTGCGATCGTTTTCTGCTACATTCATGTTGGTAACTAAGGCCGCGGTGACGCCGCCAATCAGTGCCCCGGGTATGCCGCCCCCAATTGCGCCTAGCGCCGTTGATGCGAGAGTCCCCCCAACTGTTCCAAGGTCTATGGCGGGAGGCTCGACTGGCCTGACGCCGACTTTTCCAGATACCACCGCATACTGCCGTTCGACATCCGTTTTACCGCCACTCACAACACCAACGCCGGAGTCGTTCCTCTCGGCTACTGCCTCTTTCTCGGCGGTATCCAAATTCTTATACTTAACAGTCTTCGTATTCCCGGAGTTGTCGGTCACCTCGACGGTAGTATCCGGCGTCACGAAAGTTCTGTCCTCTCTGTCGTCCCCCAATAAGTTTTTTATTATCATCCCGCTAGACTCCGACTAGAAAATTGTCCATACGCTCGACCCAGGATATGGATTCAATCTTACGTTATATTTTTTCTTCACCTGCTCCCACGCGCTGCTGCCGCCCCTGTATGAGCCAAGCCCCTGAACATGGTACAGGCCATTAGGCTCCTTCGTGACTATCCTAGTATCCCCATTCACGGTAGCAGACCCCACGTTGTAGGCCCCTTTAGTAGCGTTCTTCGGCAGCGTGCTAACGGTATCTGATGCATTTCTGTCGAGTTTAGTTGCATTGCTGCTCTCGTCATTCGTCTTTATCGGCAGATTACCTTGATTGGTCGGGTTGGTTGGATTGGTCGGACCGGTTAAGCCGGTCGAACCGACTGATCCGCTCCTTCTCTGTGCAGCTTTGTAGGCGTTGTTGTAGCGTTGTTTAGCCTGCGCCAGAGCATTGTTCATGGCGTCGTTGAGCGCCTGAGCTTGGGCAGTAGCCCTTAGATTAGCAACCACCTCATTTGTCTGTGGAGTTTGGTAACGAGATGTGAAATAAGACCCTGAGCCACCGAGTCCACCAAGATTGCTCGGCACAGCTGTACCGAGATTATAAGTATCTTGAGCTATCTCCGCTGTACGCTGGCCCTGCGTGTTGCGGAGAGCATCAATAAAAGCATTCGACTCGTCGAGCGCCACCTGCGGTTTTATATAACGGCGGTCGTCGACGACAGTAGAAAATTCATCTAGATTCATGACTTAATTATATCTTATAAAATCATGAGTCGAGTTTATTTAGCGCTTGTTCAATATATAGTCGGAGTTTACCCCGTGTTTAGCCGCCCAGTCCTCGAAAGCCTTATCAGCTACGTAGTCGCCCTTCAAATCGACAAAGTAATGCTCGGCTGCTTTCAGTACGTCATCCACGTTGTCTGGATAGTCTGCGATAAGATTCATCAGTTCCATCCGAGACTCGCGCATCTCGTTTTCCGCCCGGAAAGTCTTTATCTCTTGAGAGTTCGCTGTGATCTGCGTTTCAAGATGAGCAATGTGGCTGTCAATCGCCTTATCTATTTCGCTAATCCCCCACGAGCAACACGAAACCACAAAACCAACTGTCACAATGATAGCCGATACTAGCTTAGAGATTTTCTGAGCACGCTCAGAAAGGCTGTCCCACTTTTGCATCATTTTTGTTTTTCTTGGCATTTTATTCCTCCGCCTGAAGCACCTCGTCCGCTAAGTAATAGTCCTTTCCGACCTTGAGTCGATATTTATTTCTTGTGCCTAAGGCTGTTTCGTCGTCAAAATTAATAATCTCTTCCCCCTCTCGTACGCTCTCGTAAAATCCGTCGCCGAGGCATTCCGGTAACGGCAAAAGCTCCGTCCCTTCACGGTCAAACTTTTGATACTCGTCGTCTATATACTCACAGCTCCCTATTGGGAAATTGTAGCCAATCCGGTCGTCAAATTCGATTATCACTGGATGAGTAGCGACCTCGTACTTGTCGCCGCCCTGGCAGTCGATGCACTTTATATAGTCAATGTAATCAAACTCAATAGGAGCCCAACCGCCACGCTCATACGTGGCGATGAACTTCTTGTATTGGTCAATGGACGAATACGCCCTTACTTTTCTTTCCTCAGATGGGAATAGGATTTCCACTTCTAAAACTCTCCATTAGGATTAGCGTACATTCCGCCAGACTCAGGAGTCATCCCCTGGACCGCGCCAGTCGTCATAGCACCTTCTTGCGACATCATGTCTAGCGACTCTGGACCGACTCCTCTCATGGTCGCGTCTGCGCTCATGTCTTGGTAATCGACATAGTTATCGCCACCGGCATTGAGCCCAGAGATGATTTCATCTATGGAGTCAGAGTCTTGCGTCGCCATGACCTCATCGGTCTCATAATCGACCGGATTTTGCTCGTAGGCCTGTTGGTTCTGCGCTAGCATCTGCGCATCGTTCTGAGCCTGCTGCTGGGCCAGAGCAATCTCCTGTGGGTTCGCCCCCTGGTCAAGAATTCCACTCTCGGCAAAGCCCTTAGGCATGATACCAAGCATAGCTTTCTCCATGAGATAAGCCTCAAGCGGCTTCGACAAGCGTCCGTTGAACGACGCAAGCACCTGCATAGCATTAGCTGCGACAGTTCTCTCCGCAACCTTGGCGGCGAGAGCTGGCTTGACATTAATGATAGCGTCGAGCGCCATCTCCTGAAGCGTAAGCGCACGCTCCTGTCCAAGCGTTACGATTGGGAACTCTTGGTTAGGCGAGTAGGCCACACGGTTGGCGATACACTGGCGTGCGATATCCGCATAAAGCTGCATAATAGCATTCTGGTGGGTAGATAGGCCCTGGGCGATAGCCCCAACGGCCATACCGGACTCAGCCGCACTCGCACGGTCTCCCATAGCCTGTAAGGCGTCGAACTGGTCATAGGCGTGTAGGAGTTGCTGAATGCGATTCTCGCGGAATGCTATCTCGCTGTCGATTGGATCATAAGAATACTGGAAGTTAATAGAGTTAATGTCGCCCTGGATGTCGTCTAGTACAATGCCCATAATGTTGAGAACTCCGCGGAGAGAGACTGCGTCAGCGCCGTTAGTCTCGATGCGGAGGATAGAAAGGATTTTGCTGACATGCTCGCGCTTAGCTCGCCATGCGCACACCTCATCGTGAGTATCTAGAAGGGAGAACACTGGCGCCCATGGGTGCGGGAAGCTGTCCATGTTCTCCTGTTCCTCAAACTGGAACTTGAGTGGGCAGTCCAGGCAGAAATCGTCTAGGCGCTCTTTCTGCTCTCCAGTAATCGGATTCGTAATCGTGAAGGCTATCTTGCGACGGAAAGCCTTGCTGTTCGCCGAAATTACATAACGACGGTTGATGACCTTGTACTCAATCTTTTTATCGAGGTCATAGATAACAGTAAGCTCAACATCGTCGCCGTTATACTGGGATTTTGTCCTCTTCACTGGGTCGCTTGCATAAGTGCGATACCAGTTCAGGTTGTAACAGGTGTGTAGGTCGTGGTCATATTCATAGAAGTAGTTAAGTCCACCGAGCTGAGGCGACGCCGCCAGACGGTTTAGGTCTTCGACATAGATGTCTAACCCATTGAGCGTGCGTATTTTGCGATTATTGTACTTAGCGGTCTTGTCTATACCCCAGTATTTCTTTGCATCCTTTTCTTCCTCTCTCGTGATAGAGCGGTCTGGTGCCTTAATGTCTAGGTTGACTTCCTCGTCTTTATCGTCGGCAATCATCTTCTTGAGCTTCTTCCAGCTAATCATTGTAGAGTAACCGCGGAAGCGCTCGACTCCAAGAGAAGAGTACTTCGTATCAAACCAAATATTCTTCGGGTTGATGCGCATAACTTTATTCTTGTCTGAGATAGGGTCGTACTTGATGAGCACGGCCGCGACGCCAGCCCATGTAAGGTCCCTAGAGAAAGTCGCCGACATAACATTGAGCTTATTCTGAACGTAGTCCTGCTGACACTGCGCCGCTAACAAATCGGCGGTGTCTGGCTTGATGATATTGTATGGGTCGTTTACCTGATACTCATATGCATCTACGCCGCACGCCATCTGATTGGCGCGATTGTCTACCGCCTTCTTGAGCGCGAAGGACGAGCCTTCTGGCACTTTGATGCAATGCTTTTTATAGCTGTTGCGCTTCTCTACGTCTGCTATTTTATCTAGATTCGAGTCAAGTTCCTGCTGATATAAATTCTTACAAGGCTTACCAAGTTTAGCCAAGTTCGCACGCCATAGCCAATACTGATAATTGACGCGGGCCACTTCCGATTCTTCCAGCCATTGAATGACGTGGTTCGGCCAAAGATTATAGTCAATTCCTTCGATGGATTCCATAACTATATTCTATAACATTTATATCTGACGCAATAAAAAAGAGCCCGCTATCTAGGATGGGCTCTTAAAACTTTGGAGAAGTTTTAATAAATTATATACTACTTCTTGTCATTAGACAATGCATTGCGCAGATATTCCTCCGCCTTCTGAACGGATGGGTGTCCAGCTTGCCCACTGCGCTTGAGTTGCATGTCTTGCATGATGACCGCACGAGCTTCTTCTATGCTTTTAATGCTCTCGCCTACTGGAACATAGTCGACGGTTGGGGCAGCGGCGGCTTCGGGGGTAGCCCCAGACGGTTTAGCCGGGGCAGTCTCGGACTTCATTGTAAGAAACTTGTTTACCTTATCGGCGTCAATTGCACCGTTGGGGAGTAGGTACTGGATACCGAGTTCGGCCATATCTGTGAGCACCTTACCGCTGTAAATATAGTCAGAAATGTTATTGTACTTTCTGTCTGCGAGTTTCTCAAAGTAGTCTTTTACGAACCAGTCGTTTTGGTTTATTGCGCCGGCTGGTGCCTTGTATTCCTGCTCTTGAGGAGCTGCCGCAGACTGTGCCGGCTCGACAGGCTTTTGCTCTTGGGCCGGGGCTGGGGCTGGAGCTGGAGCTGGAGCTGGGTTGCTTATCTTAGACTTGATAGCGTCAAAACCGCCATTGTTGTCGAAAAATTTTTTCATATCAGCCAACTGCTCGCTTGTGAAGCCGTGCATGTCTGGCTGAGATGGGGCCTGAGGCTGTGCATCCTGAGGCTGGGTAGGGTTAGTATTAGGCGTTGCTACACTCTCTGCTGGAGCAGCGGGCGCTTCGTTAGGCGTATCTGCCATACTGAAGTATCCTTTCTATTAAATTGATATTTTTATTATAAGCTATTTTCCGCTCTTCGACTATCGTTGCGCTGCTTCAGCCCTCTCAGCACCGCGTACATCTGATCAACCTCGCCGCACGAGGTGAGCAACCGCTGCGGGTCCTCAGCGCTGCTATATTGCCTATGCAGATTGGCTATTAACCCGTATAGATACTCGATGATTTCTTCGTCTGTATGTTTTAGCACCTCATCTACTAGATTAATTTTCGCCATCTGGACCGTCCTTGATAAAACTCCCGTGGCTCGTGTGTCCGCTACGGTCCTTGATAGTCTCGTACGCCTCATACAGGCAATCGTGTAGGTCATAGCCAAGGATATCTGCCAGAATTATTAGCGTGACGAATATATCGCCAAGCGCGTCTTCTACCGCGCTGTTGTGAAAGCGCGCGCGAGTCAGCTCATGTGCTAGCTCGCCAACTTCCTCATTCATCTTGGCGAATTGCATAACTGGGTCGTCTATCTCCTTATTCCTTCCCCATACCACCACGTCGTGCATAATCTCGTCGGTGCACCTATCGCTCGCCATGGACTTGTATAGCTTCTCGCAAATACTCGTGGCGAGCGGTATACTCTTGGTTTCGTTCCATTTCATGATATCGTCTTCTAGCATATGCCTCCTTTTTTCTTTCCATTATAGTATAATGGGCAATCTTTTTTAACCAACCATGAAAAAGGCGGTCAATTAAGACCGCCCAAGACGCGTTGCGAAGAAGTCGATCTGCACCTGCATCGCATTGCGGAACTTCACATCGGGAATATGGCAATAAAGCCACGCGCATGCTCGACAAACATCGAAGGTATCGATGACGGCACAGTCCTCCATGTAGTCCTCCCAAGCTTTCTTCAAGAGTGCGCCGTCGGGGACGGGCACATCGTGAAGCCACTCGTTATGGAGCTCGTTATGGATGTAGACCGGAATCTCCCGCACAAAGGCCATCCGGAGCCGTTTCGCATACGACGTATTCCAATGCCTGCCCTGAAAAAGGCAATGATGCTTGTTGCTCCCACAATGCAGAGGGCGGTTATTACGCCGACGGCCTCTTTTCTTCCAGCGTTTCTGTTTCGACATGGTGGCACCCCCTTATTCGCTATTTTGCCTCTTTGCTACCCCTACGAATGATAATCGTTCTGTCGCCAGGAATGGTGTCTGAGAGCGAAATGATCTCATCGAGCTCATCCATCGTTCCCGTTGCCGTAATGACATTGCCTTGGACTCTGCAGTTCCGACCGTCAAAGATGGACGGATCAAAGTCCAGATCCATAATAATCCTCAGGTGCATGGCTCATCACCTCCTCTCGCAACTCGCCAATATGTTTTTATGTGCTACTTGTCGTCTGTCTTAATTATGCGCCCAAAAAGCCGCCTGCGGGAAATTTAAAAACTGCAAGGCGGCCTACTAGATTGTAAAACAAAAAACCTCCCGAAGGAGGTTTCTTGTGCTAAGACTTCCCGGAATTAGCAAACAACATACTGGTCGAACTCGATGATGAGACCGTAGATTGGGAAGGTTATACCGGTACCTACGTAGACAGTATCAATCATACCGACATAGAGCTTGTCGCAGTCGTATGGCTTGATATTGAGGTGGTAGCCGTCCTTCTCGAAGCTATAACCGACGCGTGGGTCGAGGATAGCGACATATTGCTTGGTGGCATCAGCGTTCCAGAGTGGGTACTGGGTGGATAGAGTTTCACCGCCAACCGTCATCCATGGGCTGCGCATCAAGACGACGACATCGGTATTGATGCCGAGGATTTCTTTGACGCGTGGAGCTAGCTCAAAGCCAGGAAGCTCAAATCGCTCGAAGGTGTTGACGCGTTGGGTGGCGAAGTTAAGGTTGTAAGGAGTTTCGACACTCTTGATGAGTTCGGTTGCGAATTCCTTGGTGATGAAGACCGTTAGGTTCAAATCGCGGAAGCTATCAGTCATGTACTGAACAGCAGTAGGGACAACACAACGAGCGTTATCGGCGACAGTGCCTTGGTTAGCCCAGAAGTGAGTTGGATGTTCTTGAGCGATGAACGCATCAACAGTGGTGGCTGGAGCAGCTACTAAGCCGTCGATGACTTTGTTCCAGAGGTCTACTTCGCGGCCGAATTCGTAAGCACGCTTTGAGAGTGCATACTGTTCGGTGAACAAAGCAGTGTTCCAGAAGTCTTTGTTCTTGTCGCACATGCGGACGCCGTATGCGTATTCGCAGTCAAAGCGGAAGCGAAGTTCATCGAACTCTGGAAGAGTGTTGATGCAAGGAACTTCACAGTCCAAGACTACATGTACGTGACATTCGTCTTCGCCGTTAGCGGCATATTCCAAATTCTTTTTCTGGAATAGAGAGAATGGGTTTTGGTTTTTCTTAACAGGGACAATAAGTTCCTGACCGTATTGGAGGTTGCCCAAGAGGGTAGCCGCATCAATAAGGCGTTCGCCAGTAAAGAATGAGCGAGCAGAGTTGAGCTCTTGCTGCATTTCCGGCTCTTTAACAATTTCGCGAGCAAAGATATCGCGATAGAACGGGAATTGGATATCGTAGTCAAAGACACTCGTGGTTGATGGCTGGGTTGGAGCCGCAACGGTGGTTTGAGTATATCCAGTTACAATCGTTGCCATAGTGGATATATTTTCCTAAATTAAAATTTGTTGTTATGCGTCTACTACGCTCCGGCAAGGCGCAACCCCTGTCTGATAATAGCTGTCTTCATAAACGGCCTCTGCTATCTGTTGGCTCTGCTGATTTGCGGTCAACCGGGCTCAGATGTTTCGGTCTTCTACGTCAACTAGACTTAACTAACTTATAGCATGGCACTAGCCGATAAAAAGAAAAAATATTATAAAATCGCCCACGAACTTCGCGTGCGCCCCTCGACTTGCGACAAATTCAAGCTGCCAGCGTATATCCAAAGCGCCGCCACCAAGTCGTCATGGTGCCCCTTCTTCGCTTGCATGCGAATAGTCTTTGACCCGTCAGTCCGCGTCTTTATCTTCTTTATCATGTTACGAAGCTCGTCCAGCGTATCCTCGTCGTGGATAATGATAGTCCCTCTATCGAGCATCGAGCTCAGGCGGTCTATCATCATTTCTTTACTGGCTACCGTGGTCCTAATACCGGGGACCTTGTCAGCCCGGCTCTTCGCGTCTTGGTAAAACCAGTGATAGTACCTTCTCGCGTTCACCGCCACAATAAAGCCGTTAGCCACATTTATCTCTGGGCATAGGTCGGCGTTGTTATAGATGGTGCCGATAGACACCGCCCAGTCTGCGTAATCCTCATCCGTCAGGCCATTCTCCTTGAAGCGAGCCACTTGCTCATGCGTCGCTAAGTCCATGACATGCATGGCGAAGTTGTCCGACTCCTCCGAACGCGCGGTGATAGGGTCGATAGCTATGCGATAGCGACGCCCATACACCGGTCTCTTGTAAATCTTGAACGGCGAGATGTCTGTCTCTTGAGCCTCAACTTTCCTCGTCTGATTGTCTGTGACAATGCGGTAGCTCTTCCCTGCTAGGATATTCTCTTCCTGTCTGCCTAGAGAGTCTTTGCTGAACACGGCCCTGTCGGCAGTCAGCGACAGGATGTCCTTCACGCTGGTTGGGAATTCATATTTCATCTTAGACGTGCGCAATGCGCGCCTGTGGTACCACCCTATCTTGTCATGCCATTCTGACTCCGGGATACCATACCTCTGCATCTCTGGAATAATCACGTCCTTGTCATAGTCGGTGTAGTTATCGGTCGTCAAGCCAACCCCGTCGCCCTCACGACCATACACTAAGAACCATGGCACGAAGACTAGCTCCATCTCGTCTGGGTTGTCGAGCGCCGTCTGTATCTTGTTCAGAAAGTATCCCGACAAACGGTCGGAGAAGGTTCCAATATATGCGGTGAACGACCAGCCGTAGCTGGAGATAGCACCAGAGATAGCATCCTCTACCGCCTCTGGGTTGCGATACTCCGACGGCTCGTCACAGAGCCAGACAGACACGGTACCAGAGCGGACGGAGTTAGAGCCCGCCGAAGTGATTTCATAATAGCCCCCTCTTTTAGCTTTTCCTTTTATATCCTTATACTGCAAAAGCGTAGACGTTCCTAACGTGTCTCTAGTAATAGTCGGGAACAACATCGGGTGCACTCCGGCCACGATAGGCTCAATCTTCTGCTTGAAAAACTTAGTCGCCGTCGTACCAGTCTGGAGCGTATGCACGCAGTTCAGGTTCTCCATGCCCGGCACATACGCCTCAATATAGTTAGCCACCGCCGTGAGCAAAGTGGACTTTCCGAACTGGCGCGGACCAAGAATAACGCACTCCTTGTGCACGGTGGCACGAGTGCGTTTATCTACATACCCGAGGATAGTCCTAGCTATCAGCTCTTGGCCTTTATTCATTTTCGGGTGAACTATCTGCCTGGTGTCCCTATCTTGTAGCACCATGCAGTTCTCAAAGAAGTACTTGAACCCGTCAAAATCGCCAGTGACGGCAGCTCTAATCTGGTCTGCCGTCAGCATTGGCTCGCTCGCTGGATACTCGTTGTCGAGAAGCTTGCTCACACGTTACCCCCTTAGCGCATCTACTAAAACGTCGTTAGCTTCTCTCTCCAGCCTTTCCTCTTCGGTCTCCCGAGGGGTAAAGATATTGTTCCCCTTTAGAGAGGCGTTGAGCTTGGCGACACTCTCAGTAATTGCCCGTATCATATCGGCATCTTTAGGGTTGATGTCGTCAATCAGCTCATCAAGCTTGTCGAGCAGGTGGACGTTCACGTCCTCGATAGAGGCGTGTTCCTTAATCTTAGCCTCAACAACTTCGGCTTCCACTATTTCCCCTCAGCGAGTTCTTTTCTGCGAGTGCGAGACACCTCGACGATAGTATTACCGAGACGTGGGACCGCTAATTGCAGCTCGACGAACAACGGCCGTGCAGCACGCGAGTGAGCGGACACTAATTCAGAGGTCTTAGCCTTCTGCATCTCTTTAATCTCTTTCTCGAAGTCTTTAAGGACCTTCTTAAAATATTTCAAATCTTCCATGCTTATACTCCAGCCCCATCGGCTGAATTGGTTGATACTGTTGAGCCAGAGCTGATAACCGAACCCTCTTTCGCAATCGTGTTCTTCGTTGCGCGTGGAGCTGCGTCCGTGCCCTTCTCTTCGTCAATAACAGTGGTAATGCCGCGCGTATTCGCCTTGCTGTAAGCGTGTCCGGTTATATCGCGGTAGTTGTCGCGAATCGTCTTCTTCAAGAGCTCCACCTCATAAGATGTGCGAAGAGTGACATACTCGTCAGCAACGCTGGTCAATTCGCTCGGGCGACGGCCAGGGAACTTCTTGAGAAGCTCGGCATATTCTTCCTTAGTAACGAGGCGAACCCTCGGGATACGAAAGTTGTGCGCAACTTCCACCCAGTCTAAATGACCGACCAAATACTTAATATCTACGGTCGGCTTCTCGAATGTATTAGTCTTAATAAGATCAACGGCATCTTCCACCGTGATGAACCCGTTTGGTAGAGAACTTCTATCCATTTCTTTCTCCTTTAATTGTCTTAATCGTATAACAAAATAGGCTTTTATGCAAAACGGTCGAGGAGCATCTCTAGCTCGATGTTGTTCTGCACGGCTTTGCCGTTAGCAATGTCCACCCATCGGCAGTCGCTACCGTCATATCCGATAATCACCGCGAACTTCGAGCATCCATCTAGGTGACTCCGCAACATGGCCATCCCATCACTCTGCGGCAAGGTGTTTAACACCGACTTCGCCTTATCTTTGCCCCTAGTAATCGGGATCGTCAGGAAGTCTCTGTATCCGAAAAACTCCAGCTTCCCCCTAATAAGCTTATCCACCGAACCGCAGGTGCACGCGACACACGCTATCATCCGACCTTCTTCCCCTTAAGTAAGTCATAGTTCATGGTGACGGTGCCGTTGTTTTCCTCTATGTAATAGGCGAACTTCCCGCTCTTCTTAGATATAGCCAGTAGATATCGCGACAAGTCTGTGCCGGAGTATTGACCGGCCAGCTGTGCTATTCGGCTCTTCCCCCTGCAAACCGTCGGGGTCCTTTTCAGCGGAAACGCTATCTTAAACGCCGACTCGGCTCGGTGCTCCATACCAGAGCACCCGCATATAACTAAATACTCGCTCATAATAATCTCTCTATCTCCTCCTTAATCTCCTTTTCGTTTTCTGGATAGCAAACGAAGGCAAAATACTGTCGGTCGGTAAGTTTTTTTATCCACTCCTTCTGCAATGGTTGGAACTTCGCCCGCTTGCTTGCCTTAAACTCTATAAATATGGTCAGACTCTCCGGCAACAGTACTGTCGTGTCTGGGAAACCCTTAGGCATTCCTACATTTTGCTGATTCTGGAATACGGTGCACCCTTTCTTTCTCAACCATGAACAAAAACTCTTCTTGAAGTTCCCCTCTGGCGTGCTGCTACTCATCCTCTTCTCCTCCCACGGTATAATACTTTCCTTTTATCTCCACGAGCTTCCCCTCCTTAAAATCCCAGGCTACGCCTGGCGCAACCAACACGCGGTTGCGATCCAGACGCGGGGCCGTATCTTTCAACTTATTGTAAACCCAAATCGCCTGAGCTGGCGTAATCATGTCTGGCACCCTAGCCAGTAACAGGATGCTGGTGGTTGTTGGCTCGACTGGGGCGTGCCTATTAAACAGCACCAGCTCTACCGGGTCCCAATAGATATGCGGATTTAGGACTCGGCATCTAAACGCCACATATTGTGCGAAGCGGGCCTTATCCTTCTTAATATCCTGCTCCACCCAGTAGCCAAGGTCATCCGTGTAATACCCCTCTGGGGCGGTATCGCCTGGGCTCTTCCGCCTCTGTTCATCTTCGTTCGCCTCAACAATCAAGTCTGCTAAGTCACTCATGCTACCAGCCAATCTCCTTGATGTCATCAAGTATCTCCTGGTCGGAAGCCTTCTCTAGCTCCACCTGGTTCTCTGCGGCATCCTTAAGTTCGTCAAGCATAGCAATCACACTGCGCTCGATGCGCTTCTTCTCGGTGTCGGTCGTAATAAGTTCCCCGACCGTGCGGTACTTGAGCTGCTTGACCACATATTCCTCATAGAAGTAGTCGTTGCCTGGGCGGTCGCCTAGCCTATACACATTTATCTTCCTGTCGCCATCCACGACTGAGGTTGACTTCGGCCCACGCATCTCTAGGGTATGGTTAAACACTGAGCGCTCCTGCCAGCGCAAGTCCCTCTCTTTGCACCATAGCCTGTAATCCTCGTAAACGAGCTTCTTATTCCGATACCCATTAAACCAGCTCTTAAAGCGGTCAAGATATAGAGAGATGTTATCCACCTCTTCAGCGACCTTCTCTTGGTCATGTTTCATCTTATCCGAGAACGTAATTGGCTTGTCATGGTAATAAGTCGCATACGCTAGCACCAGTGGCAAAAGAGACTCGAAAAAGCCCGGCGTGTAAGTGTCAGTCGCGAAGTCTCTACCGTTGTTATCGAACTTAGATAAGTCGTTATTGAAAAACAGAGGTAGCGTGCGGTGCATGCAAGCCGCCGCCCCATTCCCCTTCCACTCTGGAAAGTGATTCATCGGGAAGAAGCACATAAAGTCCGAATTCACGAAGCGACCCGTCTGTTCATAAAGCACCTTGAGCTTGAGTGACTCATGAGCCGCGATGCTCTTAAAGTTACCCTGGGCCTCTAACAAGTCTCGGCCTCTGCCCTCGTCTTCCTCATCTGGCGCGTTCATCATCGTGGTCCATAGCTCACCATTTAAGTTGTGGTTGCTAAAATCCGAAAGCCGCACCTGCGATGTGTTGTTGCGACCAAAAAGCGCATGTAGCAGCTTGATGTAAGTCGACTTGCCGTTGCGCTTAAGACCAATAAGCACGAACGACCCCTTCGGCTTGTGATACATAAAGTTAGTCGCAGTCGCCTTCAACAGGTCACTAAACGTATCCTGGTCGTTATTAGCCCAAGTCATAAAAGTCTTAAACACCGGATGGTCGGCGTCATACCCAAAGGCCTCTAGCCTCGGGTCGCCTGGCGTAATCACGCCGCCAGTCTCCTCTAGCACATTCAGGAATCTTTTATGCCCCGTAATCACAAATGGCGCATGCACGTCATTAATGTTAATCGCAATCTCATGCGTGCCACGCGAGTCAAACAGCTCTCGCATGCACATCCCCTCTGGGCTCTCTGTTAGTTGCCCAGATTCCATATCCCAATACAATGTATCTGTCACCCTAATTAGCTTATTATTAATTTCCTCGACCTCGTCTGTCACCCCCATCTTAAGTGTATCAATAGATGCCTGCATCTTGCTAGCTGGCGCCATATTATAAAGGCGTATATACTCATCTCTCACTAGCCCAAGCGCATCCACGTCCTTAAGCATGTGGGCACTTCCGCCCTCTTTGGGCGCATAATAGATAGTGCCATATTGCCCAACATTCCGCACGCGCACGAAGTCATACTTCGAGAATACCTCCTCTTTTATCCGCTCCTGCTGGAAGTCGCTCTTGGAAAACCCGTTTTCCTTAGCGTGCGCTAGTCGCTCCGCCTCACTCGTCTGCAGCATCCGCGTAAAGAACTCCTGCATCTGCTCTGGGGTAAGTGGTTGCTGTGATGGCGTAACCGCGTTGTCCATATCCGCCCCCTAGCTGAGCTCAGCTCTAATACTGTTTACTTCTCTTATTATATGCTCGTACACCTCGTCGAGTGGAGTGGTCACGCATTCCATAATATACACTGCCTTTGTCCACTTGGTCTTATACTCGGTCGGTTGCCACCCATACTCATACTCAACCACAAGCGCCCCTCCCTCGACATGCACACTAAATATATTAATGTCATTTCTTGCCAAGGCGGCCATGACCCGTAAGTGTTTTTCTTTGCTCATCCCGCGTTCTCCTATATAAGTTAAGTTGTTAATAACTCAATTGTAGCACGTGCTTTTATTGAGTGGTCAAGCCTTGATATTTGCTCATAAAGTTATCTGCCTTTTTGTAGATCGCGTTAATCTTGTCAGCGACCTCAGCGTACTTATCTGCCGGCACCCTAAAGTCTCCGTCCGTATCCGCTACAGCTTCGGTTTCTTTCTTCCATTTTTCCCTCTCTGCCTTTAAGCTCTTCATCTCGTCACTCATATCTATGAGCTCCTTAACCCCCAGCGCCTTGTCGCTACCGGCGGTATGGATAGGCTTGCTCGACTTAGCGAAAAGGTCAATTGCCTCATCAGCCGTCGCAAAGTGCGTCGACTCGTCTAAAACGGTCCCGTTGCTATTAAAGTATGCTGCCCACATCGTGTCGTATAGGCTAGACTGCTGGGCTGTCTGTAGGGCTGGTTGCTGAGGGGCAGGGGTGGCTCCCGCGCCCTGGTTCAGGCTCAGCGCACGGTCAAACAGAATCTTTGCCATTTTGCTCATTGACCTATCTTCCTCGGCGGCCTTATTCTTCAATTTATTATATGTCTCGTCATCCAATATGATAGTCTTTGGCATGTTTCTACCTCTGTTAAATTATATCTTATGATATTATATCATACTTTATCACGCTTTATCACGACTTGAATCGTGCGAGCTTTTATGTTATACGACCCCTGTTGGCTATTGACACGCAAGCTGTATCTGTCATAATTTACCCGAAGTCTACCCGAAATGCATTTTTGCCCTTAACAGGGGTAGGTACACAAAAAGCACGAAACATGCGTGTGTTAAAATATGATATTTTATGATAGTTTCAGTAGAAATATCATATTGCATTTGTCAACAATTAGAAAATATAAAACGTGGAGCGTAAAGAGGCGTGAGGTGTTATTTTCAGCCTTTTTTGGATTCTCTGAAAAACCGCCACCTCGCTTACCCGAAATTGGCACTTTTCCGTATTTTAACAGAGGTCATACCCGATTTACCCGATTTACCCGAAATGCAAAAAACCGTGCTTTTTCCATGTTAAGACATAAAAAAAGATACCCTGCAAGTGAGGTATCTTTTATGAAATGAGAAAACGTTATCTTGAGCAAACAGGAAGTTATCCGAATGCTTAGATACATCTATTATAGCACAGATCTGCCGCAGTGGAATAATTTTGTTTTATTTATTTTTTTTATCTGTTGTATCTGGCAGCTACACTGATAGCAGCATCCGATGGCCAACAACTGTATCTTCAGTAGACCATGCTGGGGCCCCATTGGGTAGTAGCCCCCAAAAAAGCCCCCAGCAGAGCATGGGGGAATCCAGAGTAGTAGTTGGGGGTCTCTTGGGTATCTTAAAAATGATAAAAATTTGACAAAATTGACGAAATGTTGTGAAAAAAGCACGATTTTTTATCGTTTTTTTGCGTCTATTGGGGGGAAATTTTATGAAAAAAACTAAAGAAAAATTTTTTTTATTTTCGGGTAAAGTTAAACATTTCACACTATTTGCGCCAATTTGTCAATACTCCACCCCACGCGTACGCGCGCACGCGCTAGCTATTAAGAAAAAAATAAGTTCGGTTTTTGTTCGGTTTTATTTTCTTTTCAAAATACCGCCAGAAATCCACCCCTGTTGTTGTTGTATTATTTACAACATTATCTACCCCTGTTGCACCTCTGGGAGATTTTAGCGTCAATGACTCTTGACACAATCACCGCCCCCATGCTATACTGGAGACAGTTCGCAAGAACAGCACCTAAAAAAGCAAGCTCGACAGATTGAAAAAAGTTTTTTCTATCTGTTGCCACCCGATAGCATAAGAGGTTCTATCAGTCTATACCTCTAGAAAAATATCGAGACTTTAAACCATACGTGCTAGAGGGGCGCAACGTCTCTATCAGAGATAGCGCAAGGTTTAACAGATGAAAAAGAAAAAACTATTGACAATCACAACGGAGCGTGCTACAATAGGGGTAGTTCGAGAGAACTCGCAACGCTAGAGCGATAGATAGCACCACAATTTATCACAAACTATCAAAAAGGTACGACAGCTAAACATCATTTTTGATGCACGCGAGCCAGAACACAGGGGGAGAGCATGATACCTGTGGCGTGAAAACGCATGGTCACACTACGTAAAGGACGGCTGAGAGAGGTTTTTGATAACACCTGAACTTTTACAATCCGAAAAGATATCAACAGGGGCGAACAGCAACGCTCGCCCCTGTTAAAGCAGATGTTATTGGTTCGATTTTCACGTGAAATCAAGGCGTTTTTCACGTGAAATAAAACTAATAACGCCAGAGGTATAACACCTATGAATAACATTATCACTTATCCAACAGAGATAGTAGATGAATACTATCAAGAGGCGAACGCTTATTTGGTGGTAGCTTAACAGGGGACTAATGACAACTATAAAACAGATGACAACTAAGGAGTAGTAAACAGATGAGACTATCATATACGCTAGACGGTGTAACTTATGTTTTAGTAGGCATGACTAATGGGGTATGCACCTATAAGAAGCTAGAGAAATAAGAGGGGCTATAAGATGATTGACTGGTTAGTAAACGCAACAGGTGACCAGATTGTAACAGTGGTAATTATGATTTGGTTGATAATTGCAACGATAAAGATATACGTAAAGGAGAAGGAGAAATGAAAATACCATATCAAGCGGTGAGCGTGGCGACTATGCTAAGGGATTTTACAGAGGTGGATTATATCGACGATGAACATAAGATGTTGTGCGACCTCGCAGACACTATCTTTCATACAGGTATGACGCCAGAGAGAAATCCAGAGATGTTTAGACCAGAGTATAAGGAACTCTATAACAGATACGGCAAGGAGTTTTTTGATACGGCGTATAAGGATATGCGAGCGATAGATAGTCAACTAGACACGTATAACAGATACGATTTAGAGGACGACTACAACTATATTAAACGACAATTAACAGAGGAGAAATAACTATGAGCTACATGAAATGTAAAAGAGTAAAGAACAACCATGATGGTACTATCACCATCAATATAACAGAGAATAACGTCTATCCTGCGGATTGGCGAGACTATACCATCAAGAGTGATGACAAGGGGCTAGCGCAAGACAAGCTAGTTACTCTGATGTACTACGGAGACGTACAACTACAAGCGAGTGCTAAGAAGTACGGACTAGGTAAAGCTATCGAAAAAGCTATCGAGCTAGCAGGGGGGCGCAAGTGGGATTGCGATGACGGTATAACAACAGAGGAAGAAAAAGAGACGCTACGCAAGGCGCAATTATTAAGCTATGCATGTTAAGGAGTTAAACAGATATGAAACCAATTAAAGAGAAGGACTTAGAGGTACTAAGCGAAATCCAAGAGAATAACAGGGCTATCTTAGAGAAAGAAAAAGAGATTAACGCAAAAGTTAAACAGATAGTAGAGGAGAAATAGAGATGAAAGAATACACAACAGACGAATATATCAAGACTTTTGGGGAACAGATGTATAAAGAGAAAGTCGAGGACACCTTAGACGAACACTCTAAGAGTGTAGGGGTGGCGAGCATATACGCAACAGATAGGGGAAACATTTTTATCATCAACCTAAAAGAACAGGAGCTATAAGATGAACACTACACTATTAAAAGAATATACAACGGTAGCAAGCGATGGCTATCTTGGGGCAATCAAGACAACAGGGAGCAAGTCGCAAGTCTATCTAGGAGACGCTGAATTAAGTAAACAGATTAGGCAAGCGTTGCAAGGGGTGCTTGCGCCAGAGTTGAGCAAGTCAGACGTAAGGGTACGCAAAGAGAGCTACTCGATGGGCAGGTCAATCCATATCACTTTACGGCTAGATAAGAGCAAGTACGCCCCGACACGTGATGAGTTCAAGCAGATAGTTATAGAGAACATTAAACGCCAACGCTATAACTGGATACAGAACGGAGATGGAAAAGAGGTATTCCATGAGGCTTATTGGGGCATGACCGATGAGGAAAAACGCAAGGCTGAACAGGCGACAGCTGAACAGCGAGCTATCTGGGATTGGGATAGAGACACGGTAGATATCAACCAATATCACATCGACAAAGAAGATATGCTGAACGATGACGGCAAAGAAATTGTGAGGGTAGCTAATCAAGTGATAAAGGCTTTTAACTATGACGATAGCAACTCTATGGTGGACTACTTTGACACGAATTTTTATTACAACCTAAATGTAGAGTGGAAATAAGGAGCAAAAGATGAAAGAAGATACGAGTTGGAAAGAGGGCTATTTGGACGCTTTTAGCGATGTGCTAGATATGCTACAAAGCATACCAGAAACGCCAGAGATATATAAGATTAAGGAGCATTTACGCAAAGCAATTGAGGAAGGAGAACAATAAGATGAACTACGAAGAACCAGTCACGGCAAGCGTGAGAGAACACAAGGGGTACATCGTCAATCTATTAAGAGATTTTGTAGCAGACGGAATA